AAAGATAGTAATAAAAGGTGTAATCAATGTCACGAATGTGATGTATATGTATTAAATCCTAGCTATTGATATGAAACAGACAGTAAAAGAAGCAGCGAAGGAAAATATCCTATTTAATCATAGGACAGTTGACAGAACTTTGTTTGGTAAAGATTTGGCAAAGTTTGGAGAGATGAATTTCGTTCAAGGTGCCGAATGGCAATCCAAGCAATCTCCTTGGATAAGCGTTAATGAACGGTTGCCGGAAAATAACACAGTGGTTCTGACAAGAGGGGCTTATGGCTTCCTTATTTGCCATCTTTCATCTTTGGGTGAATGGGAAACTGGAGCAAATGTTAATAAAGAAAGATTAGGCATTACCCATTGGACGCCCATTCCTTCTTTTGAAGGAATACTCGAATCCAACAGGGATGTGCTTGAACGGATTAAAGAAAAAGGAGATTAATATGGAAGTAAAAAACGGAATAATAATAGATGGGGTGCTGCATGAAATGATTGATGCGTTCACTATAAATTTTGATTGCAGTAAATGTTCATTGCGTAAGGAATGCGATGAGTGTGAGATGAAGCATAAAACATATCTATGTGATGCGATGGGTTGTTTCTATTTTGTCAATCGTGGTAAAGTAACTGATATTAAGATAGATAAGGAGGAATAATTATGGAATTTACAACACCGTGCTTCATACGCAAAAATACACAGGAACTTCGGAGAGGGCTGGAAGAATTGGGATATGAAATACTTAATTTTGGTAATACAACCTTAGATGCACATAATTATGACGGCAATGGAAGTCATAAAAGCATTGAAGAAGGAAGAGCAATCATAACATCTTATGGGAATTTCTATGGGGTGATATATGATATAGATACCGTAACCAAGAAAGGAAGGATTGATTGCGGAACGAATGAAGAACTTTTCCTAGCTATCGCTGCATTAAGGGATGATAGTAACTACATGCAGTGGTTTATAGCAGATTCCATTCTTAGCGTTTCTTATGGCGATTCTATTGGTAACGATCATTATTTCACAGAGCCAAAAGGCATTATGTTCTTTTGGGATGAAAATTGGGATAATGCAACCATTATTTCAGGACGTTATCACAAGGCTACTGTAAACGAATTGATTGAACATTTTAAAACAAAGGAGGAACAATGAAAGCAAAGTATTTTAAAAAGATAAGAAACCAAGTTAAGTGGTATAAGGTATCACACAGAGATGATTTGTTTTCTGATTTTATAGATGAAAAAGAGGTATTGGCTAAATCTCCTGAAAACGCTTGTGTCAGATACCATAAACGTACTGGATGTTTTGTTAACAAATATAATCCTAACAATATCATACAATATAGCGAATGTTTTTCAAGGTTCAAAGTATGTATAGGTAAGAAAGTAATGTATTTCGATTAAATATGAAAGCAAGAATAAAAAGAAAAATACAAAAACGACCATTCCTATATAATGTAGGACAAGTTTTTAAGGCTTGTGATTGGATTACTAGTATTCAACGTGGAAATATGGTTTGGCGTAGGTATCGTTCATTTGGTACTATTATTAAATCAGAATTTTAAATATGAAAGCAAGAGTAAAATCAACAGGAGTTTTGGTAGATGTAACTCCCCAATTAAACATCAACTCTCAACATAGTAATGATTATTTATATGTATGTGATAACATGGTTTACAGAGAATGCGAACTTGATTTTTCAGCTATCGACTGGGAACAGAGGCGATATGAACTAGCGAAAGCTGCCATGCAAGGATTTTGCAGCAAACAGGTAATGATCGCTGATTCAAATATGACAGCAGAATGGAGCATTGGTTTCGCTGATGCGCTAATAAAGAAATTGAAAGGAGAATAAAATTATGACCGAAGAACTTGTAACATTAGAAACAGCGAAGCTGATGAAAGAGAAAGGGATGTTTACAGATATAAAATTTCCTCCACAATCCATTGCACAAAAGTGGCTACGTGAAACTAAGAATATTCATATTGAAATATCCTATATGTATGAAAACTATTGGCTTTACGATATTCTGACAATACCTACCCATGACTTGATAGGATTGTCTGACAGACCTATTGTCCGTTATAATACCTACGAGGAAGCACTGGAAGCAGGATTACAGGAAGCATTAAAACTTATATAAATATGAAAACAATATTATTTACAATTATATTTATTATCGCCCTATTATGGGTTGGAGATCTAACGATTACATTTAAGCCGTTTTCCATATCGCTGCCCGGTTGGCATAAGGCTTTAGGTATTATTCTGTTTGTATTTGCAATGGCGGTGTATAACATTGGAGAATATGCTAAGGGATATAAGCATGGTTTTGATGATGGATTAAAGGAGTGTATTGAAGCGATTAAGGGAAATGGAAAGAAATGACATTGATTTCCCGTTACTCCGTATATTTAATGGAGTAACGGGGCGATATGAACTTCTTATTGACGATGTATCCATAGATGCTTATGGACGTGTAAGAGATAGCAGTGGTTGTGTTGTAGAATGGTTTACAGGCGTGTTTGACATGAACGGAATACCATTGTTTGAAAACGACATAATCATGCCTGTAAAGGACGGAATAAGCCAATATAGGCGCATCTGGAGAACAGTAGGCGGATTTGTATTAAGCAGGAGCAATGATGTGAAAGGGCTTTCAAGATTGGATATGCTTGGTGCTGACTATCTTGTGAACGAACGTGTGCAGCAATACATATCTGATGGATGCGTAAAGGTGGGTTCTGCAACAATTGATCTTGACCTGTTGAAAGGGAGAACGAAAGAAGATATTATTAGAAATTTAGCTAGAAGGGTCAGATGAAAGACAAAATGCTAGAGGAAAGTTTGAACAATTTCTACAGGACGTTTCTTATTTGGGTGATAAGATGTTATCCTATATTGTTCTGTCTTGCTATACTTGTCCATCAGTGTGAGGTTATACACTCTGTTGGCACAGGTGATATTATTGAGTATTATGATGGTGACACGTTGGAGTATGTTCAGTATGCCACTCCATTTTCGGACAAGTATCTTACCATATTCTTTAACGCCAAACTGTTTAATGCAATATTGTTCTATGTGTTATCAAAGGTATTTTTATTTTGTATATACCATAGAGTATTTGTCATTGAAATGTTTATATACGCAATATTGGATATTGTATTTAATAATGTGGTGTTTGAGGATGCACATTTGATTAATGCGATATACTATACATCAATTGGTTTTGTTACTGTTGGATTCTTTATTGCATTATACTTACATCAAAGGTATGGAGATAGGAAAGTGCACATACATCAAACCATTAGTGAAGGATGTCGTTTTATGAAATAATATACATTTTGCCGTTCTAAAGTATTGTTTTTTTTATAATAAATAAATGTCTTTTAAATAAAAGTGTTTTATATTTGCTTTTGTAATTAATAGTATATATATTTGCATTGTATTTTAAAACACTTTTATTATGAAAACAGAAGTTGAAATGAAAAGGATTCTTTTTGGGCATGAAATTTCCCAAAAAAGCAAAAGTGAATTATTGTCTGCTACTGATTTGGTTAAAGCTGGTAATGCTTGGAGGATTAGCAATGGGTTTCCTGAATTTAATTTTTACCAGTGGAGGCAAAGTAATAATACAAGAGAGTTTATTGTAGAGTTAGAAAAAAAATATGGTACTGCTATTATCAGTGGAAGGGGTAGAGGACATCATACATGGGTTCATCCTTTTTTATTCTTGGATTTGGCTTTGGCGATAAATCCAAAGTTGAAAGTTGAAGTATATGAATGGTTGTTTGACAAACTTCTTGAATATCGTAATGATAGCGGTGATTCATTTAAAGAAATGACTGGTGCATTATATAATAATTGTTCAAATAAAAGCCAGTTCTCAAAAGCGATGTCTTTATTGTGTACTATGATAAAAGAGGAATGTGGTATAATAACAGATTGGCAACACGCAACAGAAGAACAACTGTTGTATAGAGATAAGATCCATGAATATATATCTCTTATGTGTGACATTTTTAAATGGAATAACAATGAAGCTGTCCGTATAGGTTTGTTGAAAGCTAAAAAATGGAAAGAAAATAAATTATCTTTTTATTAATTAATAATCTATTTTTTACCCATAGCTTGTGTTCCTCCCGTATTTTTCATGTTTATCTTGACCTTTACGGGAGATGCCTTTTTATTTGATGTTACTTTAGGGGATTTAACATTCACCCTAATCACTTTCTTTGCCATATATTATTTGTTTTAATTGTTTTGCAAAAATAATGATTTTTTTTGGTAGTATGAAAACTTTATGTACCTTTGCGGTGCGATAGTTTTTGGACTTTTTTGTTTTATAATGATAGCTGCTACCTAAAATATAAGCAGAGGTTTCTTCATACATTTTTCATAAGTCTAATGTATAACTGTCGCAAGTTGAAGAGATCTCTGCTTTTTTTTATTTATGCGACAGATAAATGAAGAAAACTTAAATGACACAGGTGTTGTTTTAAGTACGGTAAATCCCTCCGAAATGGGTAAGATGTTTTCTTATAATGGAATAAATGTTAGGATGCGTAAGATGAATGGATATATCCTTGTATGTCTTACAGATTTTGCTAGGTTATTTCCTGATAAAAATCTATCCACTATTATAAATTCCAAGGAAATGACTGATTATGTAAATCGTTTGAGCGAAATAAAAAATTTTATTTCGACTGATTTACTGCAAATTATAAAGGGAGGAAATGTATCACAGCAAGGAACATGGGCACATCAAAAAATAGCTCTTAGGGTTGCTCAAAAATTATCCACTGATTTTGCTATTTGGGTAGATGACAAGATCGAAGAGCTTCTTACCACGGGAAATACTTCTATATCATCAAGACTTCCAAACTTCAACAATCCTGCCGAAGCTGCTAGGGCTTGGGCTGATGAGTATGAAAGGAATCAAGCATTAATATTGGAAAACAAGGAAGCAAAGCTACAACTGGAACTAAAGACGGAACAACTAGATGAATCCAAGGAATGGTATAGTATCAAAAGATGGTCAAAGGAAAACGGTGTAAACTGGAGAAAGATTAGCTGGAGAAAGATGAAAGTAATATCTTACGAGCTAGGTTACGAAGTGAAAAAGATTTTTGATGCTAACTATGGACAGGTAAATATATATAATGTGAATGTATTTAAGGCATACTTTAACAAATGTGAATAAATAATATGTATTTTAAAATGTTTGATAGTATATCATTTTATTGATTATATTTGCATCATGTTTGAGTGTAGAAGCAAGCATACTATAATAAAAGTTTAGGGGGAAAGCGTTCCCCCGATTTTAGTAACCGTAAAAGTGATAAAACAATGATTCTACTAGAAATTTTTCAAAACTACTTTATTGTAGGGTATGATGGAAAGAAAATACCCTTTGTAAAAGATAATTTCCTGTTTAGTGATACCGGGGAAAGATATATCTTGACCAACAAGGAAAACAGTGAACAGGTTAGCCTACCGAAGCAATCGACAATAGTAATTAAACGTAATATTTTTCATGAAGGTATTGATTAGAAAGGATTCAAGCGACATAAGAAACAGACTTGAACGGTTAGAGTACACCGCTTCCGAAAAATCGTTGGATGGATTTGGTGATGGCATCTTTGTAGACAAGTCAGATAATACTTTTCACGTGAAATCAGAGTGGGAAGTTATCCGTATGTTTCTTGAAACAGTAGATTGCGGAGATGACGAGAATATGTTTTTTGATTTTGTAGAAAACGATATAACGTCAATAACGCCAACAATGCTAGGTAAATATAAATCTTTAATAAAAGTTGATAACTTTCCCATCATTAATACATCTAGCATTCAAGATGTGTTATACCGTGAAGATAGAGAACATAACATCATAGAAGTTATTGTTATTTCAGTGTATGGGTTAAAGTTGAAAAGCGTAAAAGATGTTGACTTTTCAGACTCTAATTCGGATACAATAATAGAGTATATGAAATCGTTGCATAAACAACTAAAAGAATATATCAAATGAAGTGTAATTTTACGCCAATGGACAAATTTTATGAGATATTAGATTATTATGGTTTGTCCTACACAGAGTTAAAAAGTAATCATATTCGTGTATTTTACGGAAACAAGAAGCTGTTTGACTATTTTCCGCTTCGCATGAAGCTGTTTGATTACCACGAATGGCATCAGCTTACTTATCCGTTTGTGAAGGGCAAGGAAGATGAATGGGAAATAGAACTTACCATGTTTATTAGCGGAGTGTTGGGAGATGAGATGTTTAAAAAGTTTAAAAACGATTGATTATGGATAAGAAAGAGAAGAAATTTACTCCAAAAGCTATAAATTTGTGTGGCAAACGGAGAATGCTTTCATCCATAAAAGGATGGGAGATTGTTCATTATAACAATTACTCTAAAGGTATAGCCAATGTCCAGCCTGTGGACAAGTTGAGAATAACACTTTCAGGGCGTGAAGTCATTGAGTATGTCCTGAAAGATGGAGATAAAACGATTGAAAAACTAGACAGTTATTTCGGATTGCTATGATGATAAAAGTAGACATACCAGAACCGTTCATAGACGGTGACAATACGATGGTAAACATCACGTCTGATTCATTCTGCTATTCCAGCATTGATTCACGTTATGAAGGATTTCAGAGTTCCTACAAGGACGGGAATATGAATCAGAAGATACAGGGAAAACTAGAGATAATTGCGGACCAGTTTAAAGAACTTATAAAAATAATAGAAGATAATTGAAGATGGAAAGACATTTGTTAATACAGGAGTGTGAGAGAGAGGAAAAGATGAAGGAGTTGCGCAAGCAGCAGAACGATCTTATCAAGAAAGGCCGTATGGTTGAATGCTCTCGTGTAACAGCCAAGATAAAGGAGTTTCAGGAAGCATATATCAAGGCTTATCCTGACGGTAAATATGTAAGGGGCATGGATATTATCAAGAAGATGTCTGATGATGAGAAAATGGATTGGATGATGTATGTCAACGCCATTGCTTTCTGTGCTGATATTATTCACTCATCTTCCATTGAGCTGAATGAAATGCTAAAGAAAACACTCCCCGGATCTAGCCTACAGATGTTTGAAACGCTTGAAAAGGTAGGTACTATGGCAAAGAATCAAATCCTATGGATGGATAACAATGTTGACGAGAAATATCAGGATGATTTTGCAAGATATGCCGATGAAATATCCGTGATGCTTTTATCATTTGTTAAAAATAGATTTTTATCGAGAAAATGACAAGAGAAGAGATACACAAAAATGTGCTGGAAATAAGAAATTATTATTTCAGTATTCAGAACAAGATTGACAATGGATACAATGTTTCAGAATTGGATATAGATTCTAAAACTCACAACAAGATGATTGACGATACCATAAAATCAGCCCTTGAAGATCATAAAATTATTCTTGCTTTAGAAAAATACAAGTTATGAAAAAGAAAGAAATAGACGAAGGATATATTGTAGGTGACTTTTATATTATTAAAAGCCCTATCAAAGAGGGATGGCTTCACGTAGTGAATATAAAAACATCTTGGCAGATAAAGGTGATGATGGGAGCGAATACGGCAAAGTTTCTAAGCCTTCCACAACAGGAAATATTTGATAGGATTAACGGAATATATATTCAATCCATGATGTCTTTATACGATTCAGAGTATGCCTTGAAAATAGCTAAAGATGCTGTGTCTTATATGTCTGAAAAGGCAAAAAAGATGGAAAAGGTGGAAAAGAATGAAAATGAAGATATTGAAAAGGTGAAGAAAGATGAGTTCATGATGAAAATAGCTACATCTTCCGATGAAGAAATCATGGACATGATCATAAATGGGGAAATAAAGTACGAATATTTTAAGCAGGAACAGGAGGATTAATCATGCAAGACTATATTTCAGACTGGTTTATTCCGATGGATTTCGGTAATGATATGCCAGACGAAGAACCAAGTGGTGAGGATAATTTCAATTTTGATTGAAGTATGGAAAAGAAATTTATACTAACAGATAAGTTTGTAATCAATTCTTTTGGAATAAAGTTATTCCAAATCAAGTGTACAAAATCTTTCAAATATGCCCAAAAAGGTGATTTTGGAGGATATGTTGAGAAAGAAGGGAACTTAGACCAAAAAAATGACGCTTGGGTGTCCGGCAATGCTCGGGTGTTCGGCAATGCTCGGGTGTCCAGCAATGCTCGGGTGTCTGGCGATGCTTGGGTGTCCGACAATGCTCGGGTGTCCGGCGATGCTTGGGTGTCCGGCAATGCTTGGGTGTCCAGCAATGCTTGGGTGTCCGGAGATGCTCGGGTGTCCGGAGATGCTTGGGTGTCCGGCGATGCTTGGGTGTCCGGCAATGCTTGGGTGTCCAGCAATGCTGATATAGAAAACGACAACGAGCATTGCGGATTTGACGGTTTCGGCTCATGCAATCGCCACACTCACGCATATATGACAAAAGAAAAGAAAGTGGAAATAATCTGTGGATGTTTTCGTGGTAGCATTGAAGAATTTGAAAAGAAGGTGGAGGAAACACATTCGGGAACAGTCTACGAGAAGCAGTATAAATCCATAATCAATGTAATTAAAATTAAATTTGGATTGACTGATTTTACATAGTTTACTAATGATTTTTGGCACTGCCCAATTATGGTTAGTTGGTTCGATTCCCCTACGCCCTTTATAAATGGAACAGATACAACAATGGGCATTAAGGAACAAATGAACACCATTATAAAGTATTCGGTGATTCATTTATGATAGCCGATAGCGGGCGTTGGTATCGTCCTGAACGGGTTAACGTTTTAAAATGTGTGTAAAAATGCACATTAATGCCTAACAATGTACATTAATACCTCATGAAAAAAGAAGCATACATAAATGAAAACACTCCCGAACTAAGGGAGTGGCTAAAAGGACAAGGACTTATACCTGAAACATATCCTGATTGTTGTGATTACAATGGTCTGACTGCACCATATCCAAATTCATTTGGAGAAATGACAATGTATAAAGATGGTATTCGGTATGAAGAGGATGATGATTTTGAGGAATTTATCATTTGTGAAAACGAAGAAATGTTTAAGGAAACCGTAATTAAATTATTAAATAGATAAATGGAAACAAAAGAAATTACTAAGACTGTTTACATTGCATATGATGGGAAAGAGTTTCTTTCAAAAGAGGATTGTGAAAAATATGAGTATTTTGCAAAAGAAATACTTTCACATATTAAGTATTTCTGTATCAGATGTAATCCTGACTTAACAGAAACAGGGAATTTTACACATAAGATATATGCGGCAGTATTCTCCAAACATTACTTTTATAAAGATATTGCTTTTGAGTGGGCATTACGTAAATTTGGTTATTTAGGAGAAAGTGTACAAGGATGGGGATTCCAACCTCATTTTAGCGTAAGTGAAGTTTCTAAAGAAGAGTATGAAAAGTGCCCACCGACTGAATGGGGAGGCTCAAATTTAAAAAGTGATAAGATATTCCTTAGCCCTATATCGGTAGAAGGATTTCCTGAAAACATTGACTACATGGAACAATGGAATTTTAAATAAATATTTTGTATGAAAACATTTTTTGAGTGTAAAATTCGCTACGAAAAAGTAGCAGAAAATGGGATGAATAAGAAAGTAAGTGAGCAATACATGGTTGATGCGCTTAGCTTCACTGAGGCAGAAGCACGTATTATATCGGAAATGACACCGTTTATCAGTGGCGAGTTCACTGTTTCGGACATTAAACGCTCCAACTACAGCGAACTGTTCCCATCTGAAGAAGATGCAGCCGATCGCTGGTTTAAGTGTAAGCTGTTCTTCATTACTCTGGACGAAAAGAGCGGAGCGGAGAAAAAGACATCATGTTATATGCTTGTTCAGGCAGCCGATTTGAGAGATGCTGTAAAGAAACTTGACGAAGTAATGAAAGGCACAATGGCAGACTATGTGATTTCATCCGTAGCCGAAACCGCCATCATGGATGTATATCCGTATAAAGCGGAAAATGATTCCTGTTTATCGGAATACCCAAGTGGTCACAAGACGGAAGCTGTTATAGGCGGAAAGGGCGTCATTGTAGACAAAACGGGAAATTCAACTGTAGTTTTACCGATTTAAATTTAAGAAAGTATGTCAAACGAACAACAAAGCCAGGTTTTCCATCATTGGAGAACTGGAAGTCAATCTGATTATGTGGGAGTAGAAATACTCCCTAACGGTCAGTCTATTATTGCTACAATATCCCATATCGTATGGGATGAGAATGCAAAGGTACAAGGTAGTAAGAAACCATCATGGATTGCTTACTTTAAAGAAACAAACCTTGTTCCTAAACCTATGCTGTTGAACAGTACGAACCGCAAACGTCTTACTAAGCTGGCTCAAACTGATTATCCTGAAACCATCCGTGATTTTCGTGTCATATTATGCAAGGAACTGACACGTGACCCAAGCGATGGAGGAAAGGTTTACGGATTGCGTATAGGGCGTGATGTTCCGCCACCGCCACAGAAAGGGAAGATGACAGTGAACTCTGATAAATTCAAGGCTGCATTGGAAGCGTTGAAAAGTGGAAAATGCGACATTGGATACATCACGGCAAGCTATGATGTGGACGCTGAAGCTATGAAATTGTTTAACGAAGCGACTAAGAAATAATGGAAGCAGAAGAAAAAGAAAAACTATGGCTTATGAAGAGGTGTGGTAAAATCACCTCTTCCGCCATTGGAAAACTTATGGTTTCCGGGAGAAGGGAAATGACACCTTCCGAACTAGAGGTTGCAAAAAAACAGGGTGTAAAGAGAAAGACAGTTGATGTTCCTTTCGGAGATACAGCTATCTCTTATCTTTATCAGGTTGCAAGGGAGAGAAGGTTAAACAAACCATGCCGACATATATCCACTTCTGATATGGAGTGGGGAAAGGATCATGAAAAAGACGCTATCGAGTGTTTTAACCATAACACGTTCTCTAGACTAATGTCCTGTGCGGATGATTTTGACGAAATTGTTTTTGTCGATAATATCTATGATGGATATGGAGATTCTCCCGATGGATATGGATTTGATGTCAATGGTAAATTATCTTATATAGCAGAAGTGAAATGCTTTACTTCTGAAAGTAAGATTGAATATTTGAGAGAAGCCACAAAGGAACAGGCTATAGAGGAATACTATTGGCAGCTAATGTCGCATTTCCTTTCCCATCCCGATGTGGATAAAATGTATTATATCGTATATGACGGTAAATCTGATGATGATCCGTTTGATTTACGCCCAGTTAACGATCCGTCAAGGCTTTTGTATTGGGAACTTGACAGAAGCGATTATAAAGATGATATAGACAGGATGGAGGATAAGTTACAAATGGCTCTAGCTTATCTTTCATTCAACGAACGTGATGCAAAAAAATACCCAATAAGTAAAGTAAATGACTTTGTTGGTGTTTCAAATATGTAACGGGTAATTGCGGAGTTACCACAAAAAGTTAATAATATGTCAACAAATATAACATTATCTAAAGAAAGTAGTGAAAACGAAATTAAGGCGTATTTCAATGAAATATTAGGCATTAAGGACCAAATAGGCAGTATTATATAGTATTACATTATATTATGGAACAGAAAATAAAGGCTTATAAAGCATTTGATAAGGATTTATCTTGTAGAGGGTTTAAGTATGAGGTAGGTAAGGAATATGAAGAAACAGGCGACATAAAGGTATGCGAGAAAGGTTTTCATGCATGTCCTTATCCTCTGGATGTTTTTGGTTACTATGCGCCGGCCGGGTCAAGATTTTGTGAGGTTGAGCAGAGTGGTAAAATAAACGATTCAAAAAGTGACAAGGTTTGTTCTTCAAAAATTAGAATAGGTGCTGAGCTTGATATAAGGGGGCTTGTGAAAGCAGCTGTATCTTATGTCAAGGAACGGTGTACTAACGAGTGTAATGCGGAACCGGGAAAACCTGCTACGGCTGGTGATAGTGGTGCTGCTACGGCTGGTGATAGTGGTGCTGCCACGGCTGGTGATAGAGGTGCTGCTACGGCTGGTAATTATGGTGCTGCCACGGCTGGTTATAGAGGTGCTGCTACGGCTGGTGATAGTGGTGCTGCCACGGCTGGTTATAGAGGTGCTGCCACGGCTGGTGATAATGGTGCTGCCACGGCTGGTTATAGAGGTGCTGCTACGGCTGGTGATAGTGGTGCTGCCACGGCTGGTGATTATGGTGCTGCCACGGCCGGTAATAGTGGTGCTGCCACGGCTGGTGATTGTGGTGCTGCCACGGCTGGTAATTATGGTGCTGCCACGGCTGGTGATAGTGGTGCTGCTACGGCCGGTAATAGTGGTGCTGCTACGGCTGGTTATAGAGGTGCTGCCACGGCTGGTGATAATGGTGCTGCCACGGCAAGAGGAAAGGCTTCAACAGGATCTAATGGTTTGTCAGTAGCAAGAGGAAAAAATGTTCAGGTAAAAGGCGGAATAGGTGCAATTTTGGTCATAGCTGAGGAAAGGGATGATACGTATGATATTGTTGATTGGAAGGCTGTAGTAGTTGATGGTGAGGTTGTCAAGGCTGATACATGGTATAGACTGGAAAACGGTGAGTTAGTGGAAGTTGATTAATTTACAAGTGCCACCAAATATTATGGTAATTTGTCTAGAACAAAATGTCTGTAAAAATGTATATTAATACCTTGTCTAAGTTGTTATGACTACACTAATCAAGCACAACAAACCTAATCGTGGGGATGAAATAATCATCCCCTATCTTGCCATAGAAAACAATATCAACTTTATCATGCTCAATGGGGGTATAGGTGACGTTGAACTTATGGACGGAACGAAATGTAAGTCAATAAGCTGCACTCCTATCAAATTTGATGATGCAGGAGATGATATATATCGTATATATGGCATAGGAAAAGAAGCATGGAAAATGGCATGGCTGAAAAGAGTACATGCCATGAGTGATGAAATTGTAAAACTAAAGTTAGATTTCAATGCCAGCAATTAGCGAATTATGGATAGATTATCCAATATCTTACCGTGACGAAAAAGGAAGGTTCGTCAAAGGTCATAATTATGGATTCAAGAAAGGAAGGAAAGTATCGGATGAGGAACGTGAAAAGAAAAGAGTTATTATGAAGGAACTCATAAAGAAACGAAAGGAAAACGGTTCTTATCTCGGCCATAGAAACAATACAAGGGCTGTCATTGCGATAGAGGATGGTACGAACAGATTCCTATGCTTTGAAGCCTGTTGTGACTGTGAGAGGAAATTAGGTATGCCACAACGATCATGCAGTTCTTTTTGTAAGGGGAAAAACGGGCATAGATGGAGAAACTTTAAATTATTTTACGAGGATAGATATGGATTACGTTAACGAATTTGAAAGGCATTTATAAACAATTAAACACTATTTAACTAAATTAGTTATGTTGTAATTTAATTTATAGTTATATTTGCAATATGAAACGAGCATATAAATATAGACTTAATCCTACTCCTGAGCAGATTGTTTTCTTCAACAAATCTTTCGGGTGTTGTAGGTTTGTGTATAACTATATGCTCGGTAAACGTATAGAAGCGTATCAGCGTGACAAGACGAAGATAGGATGGGTTGGACTGGCTAAGATGCTTACAGAACTTAAAAAGGAAGATGGGAAGGAATGGCTTTCGGAAGTATCAAACGAGTGCCTGCAACAATCCATAAGAAATATGGACAGCGCGTTCGTGAAGTTCTTCCGTGAAAAGGCAGGCTTCCCAAATTTCAAGGCGAAGCATTACAGCAGACAGTCATACAAGGCTATAAATTCGGTGTCTGTTGACCTTGACAACAATAAGGTAAGACTTCCAAAGATCGGATGGGTTAAATTCTTTCCGAACAGAAAGTTTGACGGTAAAGTATGTTCTGTCACGGTAAGCAAGACACCAACAGGTAAATATTTTATTTCTGTCCTTGTTGACGATGGAAAGGAAATACCTGTAAAGCCTGCTGTCAGATATGATACGTCTATCGGTATAGATGTAGGTATAAAGGATTTTGCAGTATGTTCAAACGGTGATGTGTATGCCAATCCCAAATATCTTGAGAAATCGGAAGCAAGACTAAAGGTGTTGCAAAGAAGATTCTCAAAGACAAAGAAAGGTTCCAACCGAAGAGAACGGGCAAGAAAAATCCTGGCAAGACAGTATGAGAAGGTTTCCAACCAACGCAACAATTTCCTACATCAAGTCACATCAAAGATTGTCCGTGAAAACCAAACGATAATCATTGAGGATTTGAATGTAAAGGGTATGTTGAAAAACCACCATCTTGCAAAATCCATATCATCCGTTTCATGGAGCGAGTTTTTCCGACAGCTTGAATACAAGTGCGAATGGTATGGACGCAACCTTATACGTATCGGACGTTTTGAAGCAAGTTCCAAGACGTGTATATGCGGATACGTTAATAGTGAATTGAAACTCAGTGACCGTGAATGGGTTTGCCCGAAATGCGGAAGGCACAATGATCGTGACATTCTCGCTTCGGTAAATATCAAACGGTTCGGATTAATATCACCCTTGGTAGAAGGGGTTGAGGACGTGGAGTGGTCGGCAGTAGTCGGGACGGTGAAGCGTCAATATGTATGTGTATGAATGTATATAATTACCTCAAGCTAAGGGATTACCAGGAGGTGGGAATAACCCGTCTGAGAAATGCCCTGACTAATCATAAGCACGTCATATTCTCTGCCTGTGTAAGTTACGGCAAAACGGTCATAATGAGTTTTATGGCTAAAGGTGCTGTCGAAAAGGGGAATAAGGTGCTTATCGTATCCCACAGATCTGAACTTATGACACAAACAGGGGGAACGTTGGAAAGAGTTGGCATACAGGCTGAATACATCTCCCCTAAGCACAGGAACATACCTAAAGGTCTAGTAGTGTCCGCAATGGCTCAAACTCTCCGTAGAAGGATTGAAAAGCCCGAATGGGTTGAATGGGTTAAAAGTGTATCTCTCTGTCTGATAGACGAAGCGCATTCGTCTGACGCGGATTATCTCTTTGAGTCTGGTTTGCTTGATGATAAGTATGTAGTAGGTCTTACAGGAACCCCGATGAGAAGTGGAAACCAAAGGCAGCTTGGCATGAACTATGAAGAGATTGTAGAAACCGCCCAGATACAGGATATGATGGACCGGGGAAACATAACCAAGTTGAGAACGTTTACAGTTGATGCGCCCGACTTGTCTAAGGTTAATACCGATTATCGCACAGGTGATTTCGATAGCAGGCAGATGGGTGCGGTGTTCAACAAGTCTGTACAGTACAAGGGGGTGATTGAAAACTATATGCGTATCTGCCCGATGAAGAAAGCAATCTGTTTTGATGCCACACAGGCAAATGCGATAAGGATGTGCGCTGAATTTAATGAAGCTGGCATTCCTGCAAAATTCCTCATATCAGGTATAGATAAGAATAAGCCGGATGAGTTAGCATTATATGAAAGATACAAGCATCTTACAGGAAACAGGGAACAGCTTATCAAGGATTTCCATGACGATAAATTCACCGTTATATGCAACAGTGGTATCTTATCTACGGGATACGATGAAACAAGTATAGAGGTTTGCATATTAAACCGTGCTACACAATCCGTTCAGTTTTATATCCAGGCAACTGGCAGGGCTATACGGCTTCACCCAAATAAAACGGAAGCATTTCTCCTAGACTTCGGTGGTAACATATCACGGCTCGGCAAGTTTGAGAAAGAACGTAAATGGGCTTTATGGCATAACAAGGGGAAATGTGAAGGAATACAAGGGGTGAAAGAGTGTAAACAATGTGGTAAATATATTGCCATAACCGCTTCGGAATGTCCTTTCTGCGGATATGTATATCCAACCGAAAAGGAAATAAGAATGGCGGAACTGCAAGAACTAGTAGGAGATTTAAAATTTGAACAAATGACACCTACACAATTTTTCCAGTATGCGGAACTTAAAGGATACAATACTTATTGGGCAATACGGCAGTTGTATATCAGAAATACGGAAACTGATTTTCGTAAAGCCATGAAAGAATGCGGATATTCCAGCAAGTTTATATGGGGTTATATTCAAAGAAACAAAAAATAACATTTAATTATGGGAAAAAATTTACTTAACAGCGATGGTAAAATTGCCTTGTTTCATGAAGCTATAAGGCTTGACTTTAATCTGCCCAAATATGCCGTTATAGAGCAGAAAGATCCTAATCCAAGTGTAATGTCTTACGATTTCCTAAAACAATACATGGAAAGCAATGACAAGGAAGGAGTGGCGGAATTTAATCTTACCGTTTCACCTACAATGCTTGATTCTGTAAAAACAAACCAGGAACACAAGCAAGTAAGAACCTCTCTTCTTGGCATAAACCATAAGGAAAACTCATGGTTTAAAAAGATTAAGGATTATGTAGACGAATATAGAAGATCCAAGTTTGACGTAATACATTTCTTTTCTGAGGTGAAGATACAGACAGAGAACGAGATGAAGCAATACAGGGATAGAATAAAAGACTATATACTGATGCTAGGTTATGCTGAAAGATCCGGTCAACACGCCTTGAAAGAAAAACTGTTCCGAAACATGGTGATATGTAAATACGAAAGCATATTGTTCAGTAAAGGATTATACAAGGCTATATCAGAGGAAAATCTTATGAAGTTTGCAAAAGGATGTCCGAAAAATCTATGCCTTGATTACATATCTGACTATACAAGAATCATACCATTTGACATAATTAGGAAAAAGACGGACATAGACAAATATGAAATATTTGATAATTATGTCATTCTCCACTACGACTTTGATAACAACGGAACAGATTTATCGTCTGACAAGAAAAAAGAAGAGGTGGAAAAAAGAAAAGACCCTATTCTGTTTGGTATTATTGCAGGAAGTAACAAACTATACTTCATAGGTGACTGGATTGACGAGTATTGCGATTTGCGGTTCGATGATGTGGTAAAACAATGCACGGACGATTTCTTGTCAGAAAACATTTCTTTGGATGATCTTGCAAAATAGCAACACAAAGCCTTGCAGGAACGGAGAGTATTGCTGCTGTCGCTGCAAGCATAGATACACAGTTATTGTAGATGGTTTGTTTGTTGGATACGTATGTTATATTCCTTGGTTTGAAAAACACGTTGCCATGAAGATAAGAAACAGCGGACATGACATGTGTGAAGGATTTGAGATGGTTGATAACAAACTTTAACCTTTTTCCCTTTTCACATATCACATTTCGTGATACCTTTGCCAAATACAATTTTTTTATTATGGCTGAGGAAAAACGATCTGCGGAAGAAAAGAAAATGCAGAAAGATATAGTAGTTAGTTACAGGAACGAGAAGGAAGGTAAAGGATGCAGGGGATTGCTTGTGGCATTCTTTTCCGAACTTCTCCATCCCGCTGTAAGTGGTAACAAGTCGGCTGAGTTTCGTGCTCTAGGAGCAAAGAAAAGTATGCCGGACCTTGCTTATATACATGATGGGAAAATATATGGCATAGAACTTAAAATGCCTGACAGTAACCATGACCGTAATCATATAATAGAACAGGCTGATGTGATGGCTACATATTTCTTTAGAGGATATTTTGTATGGTCTAAGGAAATGTTGTGGAATATCCTTGACGCTATTGAGCGTGGTCAGCCAGGAATGTCAAATACACTACAGATAAAAGATTATTGTATGCGTAACAGCACTACAAAGGTAAGTTTTGAAAAAATAATTAAAGAGCTGTTTCAATGAAAGTTATATATAACAAAATAATTCCATTCAAGGGGTACAAGTGTATAAATTTGTTTGGGGTTCTTTTCGTAAGAAAAGGATGTACGATGCGTGAAAGCGATTACAATCACGAAGCGATTCATACAAAACAAATGAAAGAGCTTTTGTATGTTCCGTTTTACATTTTGTATCTTTTGGAATGGCTGTACAGGCTTACACAAAAAGGTAATGCGTATAGGAATATATCGTTTGAGAAGGAAGCCTATGATAACGAGAACGACATGGATTACCTTGATAAAAGAGAACATTTTTCTTGGATTGAATACATTTAAATTTGACATTTATGAATAAGATAGTTTTTGATAGAAAAGTTTTATATTCAACGTTAAACTCAGCCAAAGCCTGCCTTTCCGATACAGGCTTGACGATATTGAAATGTTTCCGTTTTAAATATGTAGCATCAGAAAATTCAATAGAGGTTACTTCATACAATAACCTTAATGAGATGCGTTTGATCATTCCAGTTGTTGATTCAGACTGTAATGACGGACAGGAGTTTGCAGTAGACGGAATAAGACTTGTAAAGCTGCTCAAAACAGTAAAGGATTCCATTGTTACGGTAAAGATATATGATAAGGATATAATATTATCTTACAATGGCAGTGAAGCGTCTTTCTTTGCGGAAGATGTAGAATATTATCCTGATATTAAAATGGGTAAGCGTGGTACCGGGATAAGGGTCAACGTGAACAGGAATGATCTGTATAGAGCATTAAAAAGGAACATAGGATTTAATGATATCAGTGACGTTGTGACCAGCCTTAGTGGAGTGGGGATAAATTTTATTTGTTCCAATAATTGCATTGATATATGTTCGTCCGATAAGATTGTATTTGTAAGAGATGTTATAGAATGTCAGCCGGATATATCCAAGGACTTGTGCATAAATGTAATGCCTACATCGGTAAAGGAAGCGTTATCTTTTCTTGAGATGTTGTCAGAAGAAAATGTAACTGTTTCTGTATCTGATGATGAAAGGGTGATGTCTATATATTATGGGGATTTCGGTTCTGTCTTTAATTGTACGCTGATGGAGGTTAAGTTTGTAAACTACACACCATTGGTAAACAATATAAAATCAAACTTTAATTACTTTATTAAAGCAAGAACTAGCGACTTGATAGATTCCCTTTCAAGAATAAAGGTAATGTCAGATGTGTATAATATATCACATTTTGTTTGCAGGGAGGGAGATAATAAAATGGATATAACATACACAAATGATGCAGGGTATAAAATATCGGAAAATGTCGGAATTGAAGTATCTTGTCAAGGGAGTTTTGATTGCAATCTGAATATTGAAAAGATGTTTAACGCATTGAAGGTATTCCCTGGGGATTATGTTACATTGGCATATACCAATCCTGAGAATAATGCTCCTATATGTATCATTAACGAAGAGGGAGATTATAAATTAATGGGAGTAGTAAACATTTTTAAGAGTTGATAACTATCGTTTAACCTATCGAATATACAGTTTTATTATTTTTGCAACAAAAATATATAAGACATGGAAGATAAAGAAAGAACAATTCAGATTCTCGCTGAAACAATAGATAGGTTAAACAAGACGATAGAATCACAGAACAGGTTGATTGAGGATTTAAAAAACAGGCTTGAAACAATTCAGAACGAATATAGTCCTTCAATTATGACTGTAGGCGTATTGATAGAAAAGTTGAATAATACAAAGACAAGAAGCGGAAAGGTAAGATTTGAAGCATTATCAAAACATATAATGCCATATCTTACCAATCAGCTTTATGACGAGTATGATTTTAATGATACCATCCCTACCTTCAAGGAAGTTCCATCTATTGAAAAGCCTGTAAATCGTGATATGATAGATGATATGATCAATGTTATAAAGTCAAAGAGAAAGATAAGTGAATCATCTCAAAAGGCATATCTTTTAATGCTTAAAAGAATATTGTCCGAATCAAAAGAGATGAGTAAATATATCAATGATTATATTATCTCTTTGGACGTAAAATCTCCTTCAAATATATCTCTTACGGATGAAGAAATAGAATTATTCTGGAATGTCGAGCCGTTTAACGTTACAGAAAAAATTGTAAAGAAATTGTTTCTGATTCAATGCTATACTGCCATGAGATATTCCGATATTTTCAGATTGAAAGATTCTATGATGGAAGGAAATGTTATTTCGTATATATCAAAAAAGACAGGTAAGAACGTTGAGGTTCCCGTACCTTCCAAGATTATAGAAATGATAAAAGAGGTTAGATCGTTCGATAAATACAACATAGAATCTTCCTTAAAGACTACTATGAATGAAGTTCTACCAACCCTTGGATGTAGAGCAGGTATAAACAAGCAGGTATTTGTAAGACGGGCAAATGTACTCATGAAAGGGCCGAAGTACCAGTTCATCAAAACACATACAGGACGTAGAACAGCTATTACCAGATGGGCTAATATGGGAATACCAGAAGGAGAACTGAAATCTATGGCTGGTCATTCTGATATAAGAACCACGAATAGATATATTACTGCAAGCGTATCAAATAAAACCAAAAATATTTTAACTTATGGAAATTTTGGAGAATGTGCTGTCGATTGATAAAATGAAACACCTACAAGAACTTGGGGTAAATACAGGTAACGCATCAATGACTTGGATGTTATATCCTTATGAGGAAGGAAAACAACCACAATTATCTTTACGAGAGTGGAAAACTTTCAAGGAACCGTTCAGAAAAGAACATTGTATTCCTGCATTTACTTTGCTTGACATCTTGGAACTGTTACCAAAAGAGATAAAAACAGGAACAGATACTTATTGGATTACAATGTATTTTAGTGACAATTGTTGGCATATATGTTATTCCATGTCTGACGAATTTGATTATTATCAAGAATTTTTATCTTACTCATTAATTGACGCATCTTATGAAATGCTATGTTGGTGCGTAGAGGAAAGATTAATACCATAAAGATAAAACGGAATTAATTCAAAATTGAACAGATATGAAACAGACAGTAGAAGAAGCGGCAAGGGAGCACCAAACGCATTTTGAAATATGTGATGCCGAAGGTACAATAAGTGGATTTATTAATGGAATGCATAAACAGAGTTATGAATCTTTTATTTCTGGTGCCGAATGGCAGTCCAAGCAATCTCCTTGGATAAGTGTAAAGGAACGGTTGCCAGAGCCTAACAAGCTTGTCCTTTGCAGAATGGTATCAAATGGAGCGATTGTTAGTGGCTATATCGTTGTTTCATCCGGGAGATCGCCATACGTTGCGACAGACGGAGGATTTGAATTTGAGGATTGGAACGGCTACGAGTGTGACATGTGGATGCCCATCCCTTCTTTTGACGAGATACTCGAAGCCAACAGAGATGTCTTGAACGGATTAAAGAAAAAGGAGATTGATTATGAGGTTTATATTAATTATACTTATGACAGTGTTATCTTGTAAAGGTGATATGAAACATAGATTAAAAGGTGGAATGGTTATTACTGTTAAGGGAGATACCATAAAGTTTTATGGAGGAACGTTGACTTATAAATGCTTTGGTGAAAGAGATATTAGGAGTGTTGTAATTGATGAATCAAAATATAAAGAAGATTAGCTATGGCAATAAAGATTATTAAAGAAGCTAATAAGAAAAATCCGATTTACTTCCGGCGTTGTGACAGATGTGGATGTGAATTTGAGTTTGAGAAATCGGATATACACAGTGAGTTTTTTGACCAAAGAGAAGGGTATAATGTAATATTTATCCCATGCCCTTCCTGTGGTAGCACTACTGGAGTTAAAGAAAAGATAATACGCTATGAGTAAAGTAACAGATATTAAAACAGAAAAGGAGTAATAAATTATGTGTAATTCAATAGAATGGGGCAGATGTGAAATATGTGGAAAAGAAACCCAGTTGGAACGTACTTATTTTTACTATCCAATTCATTGTGAATGTTGTTGCAATAAGGAAAACAGACATTTTGAAATGATAAGACATTGTAAAAAATGTCCTGCCCCTATGCCTAAAGAAATACATCCACTATGTAAGGCAATGGACGGTAAGACTTATCATGCGAGTGTTTCCAATATGCTTCCCATTGATATTCATGGAGAGTTTGTTATAAATGAGCGAATAATTAAGGAGGAATAACTAAAATGGATATAGTACCTATTATAACAAAAGATAATCTTTCTAAGGAACAGATAGAATATCTGCAAAAGCAGCAAACAGAATATAAATTAGTCAATAGGATTAAGAAGAATCCGGGACATATTTTGTTCTCTTTTAATCGAAAAACAGGGGAAATCGAGAGGGCTTCTATTATACACAAGGTTGTTATTGGTTTGAATGGGCTTCCTGTAACCAAAGCTGAAACGGTTATAGAACCTGATTGCTATTACGACCAAGCCTTGAATGAAAAGAATTTTAGAAAGAAATTGAAGAGAATTGGATTGTTAAATGTTTAAACAATTTGAAAACAAGTAACTATGGGATTTACAACACCGTGTTTTATACGCAAGAATACTGCTAATATTAGAAATAGATTAAAAGAACTTGGCTATTATTGTAATCCATATTTAGGTTGGAATAATCTATATACTTCTATATTTGGACCCACTTCGATTTATTCATTGGACGATGATGATATAAATGGTCTTAAAGAAATATATGATTTTATTGATTGCGGAACGAATGAAGAACTTTTCCTGGCTATCGCTGCATTAAGGGATGATAGTAACTACATGCAGTGGTTTATAACAGATTCCATTCTTAGCGTTTCTTTTGGTGATGCTATTGGTAATGACCATTATTTCACAGAACCAAAAGGCATTATGTTCTTTTGGGATGAAAATTGGGATAATGCAACTATTATTTCAGGACGTTATCACAAAGCTACCGTAGACGAATTGATTGAACATTTTAAAACAAAGGAGGAACAACTATGACCGAAGAACTTGTAACATTAGAAACTGCGAAGTTGCTGAAAGAGAAAGGGTTCAATGAGTATTGTAAAGATGACGATAATCGGATAATGCAATCTGTGTTCCGAACAAATAAGAATTTGCCAAAATTGTGTTATAGTCGTCCCACTCAATCCGTTGCACAAAAGTGGCTACGTGAAATAAGAGGTGTGTATGTATATGTAGAACCTGTTATTGGAAAAAGATGGACGCTTTCTTTTTGTGATTTCAATGTTCCAACAGAAGAAAGCGACTGGATGGAGAACGAAATAAACAAAGGGAATGGCTATAAAGTATATGTCACCTACGAAGAAGCACTGGAAGCAGGTTTACAGGAAGCATTAAAACTAATATAGAATGAGCCTTGGGCGGCCTTGTAAAACCCATAGAAATGACGAAAAATGAAAAGAATAGTTACTGTCCAAGACATGATTGACGAACTAATGTTAGTTGTCAATAAGGATGCTGAAATAAATATCGTAATGAATACAGGAGATTATCAAACTGAATACATTCCTGATCTATATGATTTTTCTGTCATTGATTTTACTGATGTACATCCTGATGATGGAAACTCGGAAAATAAAGTGGTAATAGAAATGTTTCGTTAAAAGAGAAATAAATAACGCTCAAAACAGGGAAGAAATGAATACAACTTTTGAAAAATCGGCTAATAGTACCGATGAATGGTACACACCGAAAGAAATTATAGACGCATTGGGTGAATTTGATTTAGACCCATGTGCTCCGGTAGCCCCCTTCTATAAAACAGCAAGTGTCATGTACAACAAAAATGACGATGGATTAAAACAGGAATGGAAAGGACGTGTTTGGTTGAACCCACCTTATTCCCGTCCTCTTATAGAATGTTTCGTTAAACGGATGGCAGAACATGGAAACGGCATTGCTTTACTTTTCAATCGTTGTGATTCAAAGATGTTTCAGGATGTGATATTCGAGAAGGCAACGGCAATGAAATTCTTGCGTAACCGAATCAGATTCTTCCGTCCAGACGGAACTCGTGGGGATTCTCCTGGCTGTGGCAGTATTCTCATCGCTTTTGGTGAGGATAATGCAGAAATATTGAGAACCTGCGATATTGCAGGCAAGTACGTTAGAATCAATTAGAATGACAAAAAGATGAATAAGGAAGAATTTTTAGGCAAAAGATACGCCATTGATTTAAAGCTAAAAGAATTGAATGGAGAAAAAGAACAGTTGGAAAAGGAATACATTGAATCCAACCAAGTATTCCCTATTGGAAGCAAAGTCTGTATAACGGTCCCGGCTCATGAAAGGAACAATGAAAGGATATTGGTTCCAGAAGCGAAGAAGCTAGCCTATATTGCAGATTATGAGATTGATGATAACGGAGAGGTTGTCCCCTCTTTAAGACAGTTGGATTACAATGGGGGCATGTCAGCAATACCTTTATTTGTTAATTTAAAGAAGGCTATAATTGAATTAGCGTAAATCTGAACAGAAATGAAAAAGACTTTTAAACAATGGGTAAAACAGGATAAAGACTTGGATGACTTTTTATCGCCAGGTGATTATATTGACGAAAGGTTATATAACTATATAGGGGAAATCATACCTCCTGCATATTACTCAAGAGACTTTATACAAGGATGCGACGCCATTAAAAATGAAGGCGATGTATTATTCTACATTACAGCACACAGAACCGTTGATAATCGGTACTTATATCTCGGTGTTTTACCGGAATTTAAACAATAATTCAAAACTGAACAGAAATGAGCAAAAAAATAATACTTGACGCTTGCTGTGGAAGCCGGATGTTTTGGTTTGATAAGAAGAATCCAAACGTTCTCTTCCAAGATATTCGTGATGTCGAATATGTTTTATGCGATGGTCGTAAGCTGGAAGTCCATCCTGATGTGGTTGCCGACTTTACAGCAATGCCGTATCCGGACAGTTCTTTTAAACTTGTAGTCTTTGATCCTCCACACCTTGATAATGCGAACGAGGGTGCATATATGGCTCAAAAGTATGGAACGCTTCGACGGTTTAAGTGGCAGGAAGATATAAAGAAAGGATTCAGCGAATGTATGCGAGTGCTTGAACCGAACGGAGTGCTGATTTTCAAATGGAACGAAACTCGTATTCCTGTAAGACGAATATTGGAGATAATCAATGAGCGGCCGCTATTCGGGCATAAGTCCGGAAAAGCATCTAAAACTCATTGGATGTGCTTTATGAAACTGCCAATTAACTAATAATTGATATAGATATGAACAATTTTAAATTATATATCGCCCGTGACGAAGGCAAATGGGATGAAGATGTACAAAAGGCAGGAGAACTGAACCTGTTCTATGACACCCCGCAACTTCTGTTTAACGTAAAAGACTGGACATCATACTGGGGAAATGCCCGTAAGATAGCACATATTCCATCATACATGTATCCTCAAATCAAGGATAAGGAGTGTTATGTTTTCAACAATCTTGAATTATACCAAAGTTTCAACTAATAAGAGAGAGGATAGGCAGTTAGCCTATCTTCTCTTTTCGTATTTTCTTTTCATCTTTCTTCTTTCCACCCGTGTCATTCCCATGCTTTGAGCAATACCGAACAGGATTTCCTTTTCCGAATCGTTAAGCATATCATATACTTCTTCTTTGCTTTTTCCGCTAATCATAGCCATAAAAATCTTTTTCATAATGATTTATTTTAGTTTTTTCTTACAACAATCGCAAATCTCGTCTTTTATAGGTTTTGTAAATAAAGCACCTACATATCCTGCAAGGTATCCAGCTTCTTCTGATGAAGGCTTTATGCCATAATGATCAATTATATGACCAATCATGTGTTGTTTTTCATGCTCCAGTGTATTCATAAATTCTTCATCAGACGTACTGTGACTGATAATAATTACAGTGCACTTATTGTTTGAATACGTTACACCGTAATTGTATTTTTCAGTCTTTATCTTATCCGTTATCCTGTTCAGCAAATGAAAAGGACAGCCAATATATTCCAGTCTGTATATCGCTCTTAAATAAGAGTATTTATCCACAGAATAGAATACATCAACCGTCCAGTCATATTCCTCAATGTATAGTCTTTGTCGTACCATAGCAATCAGATATAATCCTCCCAAGAGAAAGGTGTTCCACAAGCTATACATTTTGCATAATACTCGTCAAGAGCACGGGTAGGGCTTCCGTCAACATCGTCAAGATAGTCTTTTACAAACATACAGGCATATTGTTCATTGACGATGGATGAACCCATGTAGTCGGCACGTACCATATTCAATACATAAACCTTGTTGTATTCCACATCGTTTTTCAATTCAACATTGAATTGCTTCATCAATGCTTCTACTTGGTCTTTGTCATATGGGTGTATTTTGTTACCGTTTCTGTCTTTCATTTTTGAAACGGCATATTCACACAATTTCTTTGAGAAATTCCATCCATGTTCTGCAAGATATTTTTCCATTCCCGAAGGAAGTTTCTCATATACATCTAATCTCGTTCTTTCCATAGCTTTTGTTTTTAAAAAGATAGCCCGTAGTGGTTTACTACGGGCTTAAACCAATTTAATTAGCGTCTACGTCTGGCATAGGGACCAGTACCTTTAACTCCGCGTCTTTCTCCGTACTCATCATCATCATCCCACATTCTTTCGCCATATCCGCCACCTCGTCCGCCACGTCCGCCACGTTCACCATAGCGATCTTCCATTTCTTCCATAGCGTCACGATAACCTTCTTTATACGCTTTTTCTAATTCCCGGTCCATATCTTCACCTTCAAAGCTACGGCCCATTCCATATACTTTCCAACCCATAGTATTTATTTTTTATTGTTGTTGTTATTATTATTGTTTACATGTTGCACGTCAGGCAATTTGATACCAGAAGCAGCAAGTTGTGCAAGTATATCCTTTATCTGTGACAATTCACCTTTAAGTTCCTTCATTTCCTTGTCCTGCTGTGCCTTTTCGGCAAATGCAGGATTCAATGCTGTAAGCATCTCATCGCAGCTTTTGATTACTTTCTGATGGTATTCCACAGATTCCACAACCCTTACACTACTTATTTTCATTGCTTCTATCTCTGCATTGATGGCATCCTTGCTTTCCGATACAACCACATTTCCGCCTACTTGGGAAAAGTCTGCTATACTAAGATTGGCTGGCAACTTTTGAAAATCAAGAGTATCATCTCCAACCTTAACTTTCACATCCACAACCATTTCATTTTGCGGAAGAGGATATGCTGTATATCCGTTCTGATATTTAGGGACAGGATTTGAAACACTTACCACAGTGCCCACATCACATCTTGGGTTTTCCCCTTTATGCAATATGAAAAACTGCTGTCCTTGTCGTATTGATTGAAACATACTTATTCTAACTTTTTAATATCATTTTACAGTGCTTCTAGCCTGTGCGGCAGTAGCAGGTGCAACGATATGATTAACTACTTGAAATATCCCATTACATTTGTCGTAATAGACAAAGTATTTATTGCCTTGTGAAATTTCACTAGACGGAATCTGATCTCCCGAACCGTTTACCAAAGGAACCTTGCTTGTGGATGTTGATGTGGTATTTGTCAGTGTGGTAGCCACAGAAACAAGATACCCGTCAGATCCGGCAGCAGGAACATGATTTACACTCAAGAGCAAAATACCTTGATTTGGCAATCGTCTGAACAGGCACGGGCTAATACCATAGATAACCTCTGAATTTGTCGTGTCTGTTGTTACAGAAGATGTCCGAACAAACGGTATTCCTCCAAAGTCAAGTCTATGTACTCCTTTAAAACGGTTAGCGTTATATCCCATCATATAAGGATTAAAAAAATAACTCATAACTTTTCCCTTTCTTTAAAATTTTACTATTTTTGCATCGGGATAGATAGGAGTAATTAACCTATTGAAAAGGGTTCGCTAACGCCCTTCCCTCTTTTTTTATGTTAGCATCACTAAAATAAGTTAGCAATGACAAACGAAGAATTTATTAAGAGCATCTCCTTGGAAGGAGAAATTTGGAAGGACGTAATCGGATATGAAGAAACATATATGGTTTCTTCATATGGTAGAGTTGTGTTTAAAGAACGTTTTAGAGATAATGGCAATGGTGGATACGTTATGCCACCAAAGCTATGTCATTTAATGGAAACGAAATTTGGATACTTACAAGCTCGCCTATATAAAGATAATAAAGAGAAAAAATGCTATGTTCATAGATTAGTTGCATCTGCACATATATCTAACCCTAATAATTATCCCATAATAGACCATATAGATACCAACAGGAAAAACAACAAAGTATCTAATTTAAGATGGTGCAATTCCTCTATGAATGCTCTAAATCCAATAACAAGAAAAAGAAACTCTTTATCTAAAATTGGAAATAGAAAAATTATTCTAGCAAACAGTAAATCTGTTGTTCGTATCAATCCAAGTAATCCTAATGATATTAAGATTTATGAATCACCCACTTTTGCTAAAAAAACAGAAGGATATAATCAAGGTCATATTTCCGCTGTATGTTTAGGCAAAAGAAAGTATCATAAAGGATATAAATGGATGTACCTATCCGATTACGAAGCCCAATTCAATAAGTCAAAGAACTCTTAACTAAACTTTAGCAATTGCAACCACAGTTGTCACCAGCAGCATAACCTGCACCAAAACCAGCCATGAACGGATAACCTCCATAGCAACAATTTGGGTTAGGCACTATATAGGATGGAACCGGGCACGGAGCTTTAAGTTGTCCAACTATATTTGCAGTCTGTGCCTGCTGAGAAGCAGCTAAAGCTAAATTGCTATTTTCCTGTCTGAGAGCATCAATCTTGTTTTGCATTTCACGCATTTCAAGCTGACAGAACTTGTCATTGATGATTGCGCTTTGAGCATCAATCTTAGCAGATATGATGTTGAACTGAGTGTTTGCATTGCTAGTCAAAGTATTAGTCTGTTCTACAGTAGCCAAACGGCTATCACATCCTTGACGTTCAATAGCTGTACGAATATCGCAGCAGCAAGAAGCAAGCTGAGAACCAATAGCTGCACTATTGGACTGAATTGAGTTGATGATCTGTTGAGAGGAAAGACCTACCTGGTTACCTACTTGCTGAATCTGTCCTTGAATTTGGCAGATAGCATTCTGCAACTGTTGAGTAGAGCAGTTCAAAGAACTAGCCAACTGATTGATAGCTGTTCCGTTTCCTTGAATAGCGTTCATCAACAATTCACGTCCTGCTTCATTGTTCAATTGAGCAGGGATTCCGTTTGCTCCATTGCCAAACCCGTTACCGAATCCGTTACCACCCCACAGGAAGAAGAGCAGGATAATCCAGATCCACCAACAACCAGCACCACCCCAAGCGTCTTGATTGTTTTTATTGCTCATAAGAGCGGCAACCATATTGGGGTCTAATCCTTTATTCTGCAACAGTGCAGGAATCATTGACATAATACCTGCGCTTTCTCCAGCGGCAGGATTGTCGAACATAAAAATTTTGTCTGAACCCATAATATTGTAATTTAATGTGTGTGTATTATAACTCCCGTAAAGACTGTGCACTCATCTTTACGAATGTAAATTTACAACATGGATGGTCTAAACAAAAATAAAAATTTCGTAGTATAACTTATTGTGTTTCAGATAGTTTAAATTTGTTAAAATAAGTTATTTGCTTGTGAGTTGTTTTTCCTATTCGTATATTAGCGAAATAATTTTAAAATAGAGGAATTGAAGATGAAAGAATTAAAAAAATGGAATAATAATCCAATAAAGATTACGTATTTAATACCTAGTGGAAACAAGTACGCTTATATAAAATTAGGTGACACTGTTGATCTGACGAACGGAACATATAAAATAACCGCTTTGGATAATGAAGAAAACATTTTCAAAGCGGTTAATATGGAGAATAAAGATGATTGTGTTACAATGTATGCGTATGAGGTTGTCTAGTTTTTAGTCTTGTATTTACCCCTTGACTTCTTTGGACGTATAAGCCCGTTGTTTTTTAAGAGCATCCAATGTTTCTTTCAAATAAACGGGTTTTGTCATTCCTTGTACTCTCACGGGAGATAATAACGGTTGTACGGGATGAAACTTAGTGCCTTTGTATGTAAGTCTTGCAAACTCTGTGTCGCTCACATCAAGATACTTAATGGCATTTTCTCTATCAAAATAAGACGGTATGATAGTGGATTTGTTTATTGCGTCAGTAAGGAAGTTGAACTGTTCCGCATCAACATTCGAGTTTCCGCTTTTCAATGCTAGAGATATTCCGTCAAGCAAGGAAGCTAATATAGTGTTATAATTCATTCCCATATCCTACTCAATAGATGATATGTTTGCTGTTCCCGTAACACTCACCTTGCTTCCTGGTGTGACTGAAAAATATTCCACCGTTCCTGCCGGGAGAAGCATTCCTGTTGGTGCTATTCTGCTTGACCTGCTTTTTGCTTCCTGTACCAATGAGATACGGCATCCATCCGATGTCGCTACTCTTATAAGGTTTGACAATGCTGTGTATTCCTTGTCGGTTACATCTTCCGATGCTGATATTCTTGCAGCTACTATACCTTTTAACGCTTCATCCTTTGAAGCGTTTTTGGTGGAGAAATACCCACCTATCTGTTGTTTATCATTGTTTTCCATATCCTTTCAAGTAAGATTGTTTCACACTTTCGGCAAACTCGTTCAGCTTTACATAATCCGGGTCAAGTTTGTTTAAAATACCTTTTCTGAGAGCCGCTTCTTCCTCTCCGTTTGGAAATTCATCCTTTATGGCGGCATCTACCGTTTTGTCGTATGATACAGGGTTCTTTACACGCTGTACATCGGCTTTCCACTTTTTGACGAACTTTTCCTGTACAATATTTCCCATATCGTCCGTTTCGGGTTCGTCAACTTGTTCAATGTTTAAATGAACATTGCTATATCCAGTGCCTAAATCAAAGATAAAGGCAGGCTTCTCGTCAAAAATCAAACCTCTTTCCATAGTTTAAATATCTAATGTTCCATCAAAATAATAACCCCTATTGAATTTTATGACAACATCTTCCAATGGTAAAAGGCTTTTGTCTACTTGGGAAAGGAATGCTCCTAATGTTTCGTATCCGCCTTTCACAAAGCATTTTTCTCCTTTGAACAGTATCTGCATTCTTACCCATGTACTATTGTCCTTCTTTGTAGATGGTCTTACATCAAAATCAAGAATGTCTATATGCTCATCGACAAGTTTGTCTATCTTTATATCCTTTCCGTCAAACTTTCTTGACACTCTTATATTTAAGTCACTAATCTTTGTCATGTGGCTATTATTATTAACTAAAACTTTATTAATTAAGTTTTTAGAATCACAGTGCATCAACATACCCATATAACTCGTAATTGATTTTGGGTTATTACGTTTTGACGCAAAGTTTTTCTTTATTCTCTTTCTTATTTTGGTATGACCGGGAGTAAAGACGAATCCACCGAAATCTATTCCTTCTGAAACGGGGAATATCCTGTAATTTTTCTTCATCTCTAGTTTCTTTTCATACCACAGGTAATTTCTTATCCTCCACAGCCATTCATGCAACTGTTTCTTGTCGTGGGATAATATCACCATATCATCGGCAAATCTGAAATAATGCTTTACTTTGAACTGCTCCTTTATAACATGATCCAAAGACCTTAATACCAAATGGCTTCCTATCTGAGCGTCAGGATTGCCAATAGCCAGACCTTTGTTGCTGTAATTAAGCGTATTCATAAGCCATAACGCATCCCTGTCTTTCAAGTCTTTGCTATATGCCTTCTTGTAAACGCTGTGTCTTACGGACGGATAAAACTTCTTAATATCCATTTTCAAAACGTATATTTTTCCGTTTTTGTCCATTTCAAGCAATGTCCGTTTCATCTTTCTCACAAAGGAATGCTTTTTAACCTTACTTGTAATACCCCTTTTGGGCAGACAGTTATATGAATCAAGTGTAAGGCTTTTTGTCCATCTGTCCATCATGGGTACCAAAAGGCTGTGCTGGATAATCCTGTCCGGGTAAAACGGGAGTTTGTGTATCTCCCTTACCTTTCCTGCATCAGTCACTTTCTCTATCACCTCATACTTGCTTACATGGTATGATTTGTCTTTGAGCATCTGATAAACATTCTGATGATATTCATCCTTATGTTTCTCATAATCCCTCACACCCCTGTGATTCCTCTTTCCTTTCTTTGCCTTTTCAGCAGCAGAGATAATATTATCCATACTGCCTATCGTTTCAAAAATATTATTCAATCTTTTCATCTTACGTGCTTTTCTTTGTCCGTTGAGCCAAAGATAACTAACTTTCCATATACCTACAACTGTAAATGTACTAATAAGTTCCCATTCTCAAACAATGGGTTGTCTTGACATTTTCCATCTTCCTGACGAGGCTTCTGTATAGCAGTAATTTTTTTTAGCACGTTAGCTGCCACCGATGTTCGTGTTCGCAGTTTCAGGGGCATTGTTCGCATTACCATTCCGCAGAGAACAATTGTCGTTGTCCGACTTACCACCAAAGTAAACACCACCATTCTACAGACCGCCTTTTTTCAACTAACCGCCTTTGACAGACTTATTTAACTTTGCTGACGCATTTGGTTAGATTTTTAATTATGCAAACTTAAACATTATTAATATATTTTGCAAGTTTTGGGAGGGGGATTTTTCACTTCGTGAAAAATTAGGGTTGGGTTATTGTACAACGAAAGCCGCCACCGAAGTACGTGTACGCAGTGACAGGGGCATTGTGCGCATAACCATACCGCAGAGAACAAAGGTCGTGGTCCGACCTACCACCAAAGAAAACACCACGCCTTCCAATCTTACCCGAACCTGCATTTCCCGTAAACCAGTTGTAATGGCATTCCCCCGTGTGAAGATTGCTTCCCTTGACCTCTCCAATAAGAGAGTTCTTAAAGTTCTTCGTTATGCATCCTTCACCTCTAGCCATAGAACCGACAAATTCATATGTGTTCTCAAATCCATAAGATTCCCCGGGATTCTTATCTGCGGCTACATTGTCCGTAGTCAGATTGTTCACGTCATAGGTCTGATAGATGTCTATGGATGTAGAATCGTGCATGACACAATCTATCCCACTGTACCACATCCATATATCTCCCCACCCGGCAATACGTCCGCGAATGATAGGCTGTGTGAAGCATATCTCTATTTCACGGTTTGTAACTGCCGCATTGTCAGGAATACTCCATCCGCTAGTTACAGTTGCATTGACAAACTTGGCTACGATACCCGACATCTCCCCGTCAGCCAATCCGTTATGACCTTGGAAGTTGTAGTATTTGTATTTTGTGCTTTCATATTCAAACTCGGTGTCGGGAGCGACATTGTGTTCCTTTGCGTATGACATGGCAAGCTGCGCTTCAAACATCTTCATGCAAGGACGGTAGTTGTTTATAAGCTGTGAAAAATTGTAAGCAGTTCCTGTTTCTGATGCTTTAAATCCTTGCCCGTTCATCTTGTAATACACATAGGTCTGACCGTCCGCCTTCTTGAATCTGACGCCTGTCATTTTCCCCCAGCTTGACGCATCGGGGGCTGAATCGTTGGATGATATTCCTTTTCCGCAAACAGACTGTGCGTGTAGGTCTTTTGTTCTAAACTTAATAAAGAGAAGCGTACACCACACTTCAAGGTCAAGGGCGAAGGCATTGGCATAAGGATAGTTCTTCGTAATGTCCGGGTTCTTTGCCCTGGCGTATTTCTCAAAATCAAAACGTGATACATTTGTCGTAGGCCATCCATTTCCTTCCATTATGTTTACGCCTAGATTTCCTTCCGCTGTTGTTCCTTTTACCGTGTTGTCAAAAATAGATCTCTGCTTCCCATCCTTTATCGTGGAGTAACCGATACTCATTCCGAACGGCTTTATCTCTATGGCTGTATCGCCCCCGTATGTAAACGGAGTGTCACTGACAAGCCTTCTCTCGTATGTATCATCCGTTCCTCCGTTGATTACCCAGAAAGGCTTGGTGTTCACAAGCATGATGTCGCTTCCGTCATCTTCTACATCAGTTCCGTCAATAACAATCTTTGACGGGCTACCATCAGCCATTTTGAAGAAATTGGTCTGGTCAAGGAATCCTACTACCTTACCGTCCTTTACCTTTGCCGCACGGAAAGAGTTGAGGATAGGATGTGATGTCTTGAACTCTTCCTTTCCTATCCATGTCTGAAATACAGGGTCTGTCTGCCCTCTTCTCATTTCCACTCCATATATATTCCCCTGCTGCATCTTTATCTGTTCGAGAAGCGTTTTGTAGTCATTGGTAAAGTCGTTTGTGGATAACGCCTTGCCGTCCACCTTGTCTACCTTCTTGTCTAGGGCTGTTTTCTGTGCGGTGGATACAGGCTTTTCTGCATCGGACGTATTGTCCACATTGGACAGACCTAAATTGTCTTTCGTTATATTGACATTCCCGGTCCTGTAAGACTGTTCGGCATTACCTTTCACGCCTATGACGGTATTCCTCTGTGCACCTTCCTGTATCCCGTCAAGTTTGGTTTTTAACTGGGTAGTAAAGTTGTTGTCGGTATGCACATAGCTTTCGTCCATTACCATGCCTTGTCTTATCTTAGACACCGTGACGGATTTGTTCTCTTTAGGGCTTCCCGTCACACATGGTATCATCTCTTCTCCCGTAGCGGTCTCAACGGGAGGCATCTGTGAAATTTTAAGATTATCTTCCATTATATTATTCCGTTAATATTAAACCATCGTTTTCAAGCAATATGCTGTATCCATTTTCAGTGATTACGGTATTCCGAAGAACCTCCAGTGTTATCCTTGAATCAGCAAGCTTCCATGAATTGTCAGAAAACGGCATATACCCGTCTTTCTTTACAGACAGCGACATCGTGCCATTTGCCATACCCCGTACTTTCACTGTACCGTCAGACAACGTTTTGTACTGTACGCCTCCCACCGTGACCGTTGCGTCCTGTATGGGTGAGCCTGATACGTCCACCACCGTTATCGTTACGATAGCCTTCGGTATATAGTAGTCAATCAAATCCTGCTCGGTGAATCCGTCATTCTGTTTGGTGGGAACTGAATCGAAACCGATGGAGTTGTAGAAAGCTGAACTAATCCATCCGCTATTATGGTCAGTATTGCTAAAGAATACAGGAGTTTTAGTTTTATCACCTGTCACATCATTGTTTACTATGGTGATTATTTGCTTTTTGTTTAACAAAGCGGAAACTATTGTAGATTCATTCAGTGTTCCATCAATATAGGTCTTGCCGTTTGAGTTCCTACTATTATAAGCAATACTACCTTTGTCATTGAATACGGCAAACAGCCAAGGTTCAGTAGTATTCAGTCTTTGGTCATAGATAAACTTTCCATCAATGAACGGATTGATAGTTACAAACAACACCTTAACGCCCTGCTGCAAGTTCTCCACAACACCGTAATCATCCACTCCATCAGTTACTAGGGCGTTGGGATAGGATGGGATTTGCTCAATTGTGATATTACATGTATGAGGATAGGAAGCTGCTATAACTTGCCATTTCATATTATATGTAGCGGAATATGTGGAAGCAGGTAATTCGTACTCTCCATCCTTTTTCATATCAAATATAATCGTTGCCAATTCACCTAATGATGTATCTCCATATACTACATATCTCAATGTTTCATTAGATGTGATACCTGTCACTCTTACTTTGTATTTTTTGGACGGAGAATTAACTCTAGTTTCTATTACTCCACTACTTACTTTTACATTATTTATAGTAATAGTATTGTCTGTTATAGTTCCATCACCTCTTGCGCCACTTAAATAGGTAATAAATAATGCACTGTCAAGCCAGTTATATTCATACCCTCCCACACCGCTCATTGCAGCGAACAGGAAATTGTTAAGTTTCAGCGGTCTGTTGTTTCCACTGAAATCCTGCAAGTATGGATTGGCTTTTAGTATCTCGTTTGTGGGAACGGGTTGTCCTGACGGGAGCTGGGTAATGGTGATATTACAAGCACCGACTATGTTTATACTCCTAAAACCTATATTTCCTGTTACACTATTAATAGGTTCTAGTGTATAAGTTCCATTTTTAGGCATCCTTACCAATGGATCGTTATTATATCCCCATGCTATTTCTTGACCGTCCAATAATCCATCTACCGTAATCGTTATGCCATTAAACTTTTTAGATTTGGCGATATATATGCATGCATTATTTACGGCATCAAAATTTGTTATATTGACGCTCTTGTTTGTCACGGTATATTTTGCTCCTGTGAATTTCGTCCAATCATTAAAGTTTTCCGCATAAACATCCACAGGCTTTGACATATCATACCAAAACACCATGTGCTTTGGTATCCATTTTTCTATCACCTTGTTTATATCGGTTTTTCCTGTACCTGCCGACTTGACAAGTCCAAGTTTTCCTATGTTAAAAAGCCCTATCTTTCTCATATTTCTCCCATTTTAGCCCATTCCTCAGATAAAAGCAGCTTCTCAAACTCTCTTGTGTCTGTGTCGTATGTGTCGTAAGGGAAAGGGTGTTCCGTTCCGTCCTCAGGCAACGTCATAGGCATCACTTCCATAACCTTCTCGGTATGGAGCATATAATACAGACCGTCTGTCGATTGTCTGAAAACGGACAGATCATCTTCCGAAAACATAATCTCGGCATCTATTTTTGGTACTATGGAAAACTGCATATTATGAATTTTATCTATTATCGCAAAGATAATTAAAAAATAGTTAAACGTATTGGTTGCATACGGTTTTATGTCGTATATTTGCTGAAAATTAAAAAAAAATATAGCGATGAATGTACTAAGTTTATGTGACGGGATAGCTTGCGGACGTATCGCACTAGAGAGAATGGGATATAGAGTAGACAAGTATTACGCAAGCGAAATAAACGAACCGTCTATCAAGGTTGCACTGGATAATTACCCCGATATAATTGAATTAGGGGATATTAGGAACTGGAATAAATGGGATATAAAGTGGAAATATATTGATTTGCTGATTGGCGGAACACCATGTCAGGATTTCTCACAGTTAGGGAAAGAGAAACTGAACTTCGATGGCGAGCGTTCGGGGCTGTTCTTTGAATACGTCAACATACTGAACCATATCAGACAGTTCAATCCTAACATAAAATTCCTGCTTGAAAATGTGAAGATGAAATCCGATTGGGCTGATTTGATTTCGTCACATCTTGGAGTAGACTATGTGTATATCAACAGTTCCGATTTCTCTGCGCAAATGAGAGCAAGATACTACTGGTGTAATTGGGAAATACCTGCATGGAAGGACAAGGGAATACTGTTCAAGGACATCATTACGGACGGGTATGTGGAGAAAAACAAATCATGGTGTATGCTTGAATCATGGAACAGGTTTGCCAAGAACCCCGAATCGTTGTTAAGAAGATATAAAAAATCACTTACACCGTTGATATTCAACTCACCCGACTGTAATCCCGAAAAAGGTTTCAGAACGCCCAATATTACGGAAGCGGAAAGATTACAGACCGTACCCGAAGGATACACCAAGTCGGTACAACCACATATAGGCATGGGGCTGTTAGGGAACGGATGGACGGTAGATGTTATTAGTCATATTTTTAAAGGACTTATATCATAAAAAAAGTCAGATAAGTGGATTTATTATGGAAATAAAGAATGGAATAATAATAGATGGTGTGTTGCATGAAATGAGCAAAACATTCAATGAAAATTTCGATTGCAGCGAATGTTCATTGTGTAAAGAATGCAAAGAGTGTAAGATGGAGCATGAATCATACCTGTGTAATGTGATGGGATGTTTCTGTTTTGTCAATCGTGGCAAAGTAACGGATATTAAAACAGAGGAGGAAAAGAAATGAAACAGACATTAGAAAAAGCGGCTCATTCTTTCGCTGAAAGCAGAAGCAGCGGAAGTATGTTTCCGGCATATTATATGGGGTTTATCGCTGGCGCAGAGTGGCAGAAAGAACAAGCTATCGAAGTTCTTTCCTCCGTTTTAGAGAATTGGGTACATGGCGGTGATGCAGACTGTATCATTGCGGAGTTTGAGGAAAAACTAATGAAAACGAAATAAACACTCCCCCTTGCTGGTAAACGGCAAGGGGGATGATTGTTCTTATAACCCCGGACCCATAGAAAGAAGCAATGTACTATCTTTATATGCAGCACTGTTAAGGCTTACCCATATCCTTGCGGTTCCTGCATTAATCAGTTCCGATGATATTAATATTCTCACTTTCTTGTCAATGCTGGAATTGGCGGATACTGAAAAATCCTCTATTGTTTCTCTTGATTCACCTATAACCATAGGATCTTCAAATTTCTTACTTGCAAACCTAGACATACAACTATTATTACGGAAAGAAATAGAGCTACTCGAACCGTTTCTTACTCTTACGGTAACTTCAATATATCCCATAACGGATGGCATCACTCCACCAAGTATTGTTATGCTTACGTAAGAACCAACTATCTCTATATCTCTTTTACTTACCATTGGAACAGTGTATGCTATATGAGCAATATCGGAGTCATCCTGCTTCAATATAGATGTACTAAGGAAAGGATAAACTTCCCAATCACCAGCAGTCATACCCCACGAGTTTACAGTCACCATAGCATATCCTGTTCCTATCTTCTTGTCGGCAGTAACGCGTCTGGACATTTGACTGGTCTTGTGCTTAACATAGACACCGAAATAGCAATCGGCTATCTCTGCAAAGTCACTCATGTTAAGATAATCAGTATCATGCCCCTCCGATGGCATCATTATAGCCGCAGAACAGACAAAATTACTACTTGTAAACTGATTGGTAGCAGTATCTGGGCAGGAGAATCTACTTATCGGTGCACTGGCACGATGGTTGTATCCGTTAAAGTCGGTAAGGCGAAATGGAAACTTTCCTCCTGTAGGTGGAGTATATTCCCATCCGTTCATGCTTCCATCAGCGTGTTTTGGTGCATCCCAGTATCCTGCCATTTGAAAAGGTTTGACACCACAGTTCCCATCCCATCCTTGCCACCATTTTTCATTTGGTCCAGGTGCAAGGCTTTCGTAACGTACAGGCTTGTACCGTGCCCACGGGTTTATTTTCCCGTGGGTGTTTGCACAAGCATATCCTAAATCATAATCCCCGTCGACATGACCTATGCCAAGAGTGGCGTAAACGTCACCAGCAAGGTTTATCGGGGCTGTAATCTTTCCATTAGAATGACTCATAATATTTTTTTATTAATTGTTAATACCTAATCTCTTTTCCAATTCTCTTACTCTTTTCTTTAATCTTGTAACCTCATCATCGACTTCCTGCAAACCTTTCCATACAACGGGGATAAGTCTTTCATAATCTATGGTGTAATAGTCCTTGAATATGTCACTGACCCACTGACTGTAACCGCCGGAAAGTAAATCCTGGGCGATAAGACCATAATTCCATTTTTTATGATTGAATATCTCGGAATTTCTCTTGGCAAGATTGTTCCAGTGATATTTCACGCTCTGGAATTTGCGGATAATACCCATAGCGTCATAATCCTGAATATCGGTTTTCAACCTTATATCGGAAGAGGACGCTTTGGCGGTTATTGCTCCGGTTGCGATGATATTAGCACTACTTGTAATATTCTTTCTTGCATATATTCCTCCACTGGTTGATATTGCAGTAGCTGTACTAAAATCAGTATTATCTCCATTTTCAACATAAAATCTCTTTCCCCCGAACACTCTCACCCATGAACTGTCTTGCATATATATTCCACCACCATAATTCTGATGATACCACCCTGAATTTCCTGTGCTTCTGAACCAATCGCTGCATTTGATGGAACTTGGGAGTTTTAAATATACATTACTACCACCATTTACATTAACGCCAGCACCTGTATGGGAGGAATCATGGTCTTGTATATAGAATGTTCTGGCAGTAGTCCACACATCCGCACTAGAAGCCCTACTGTCAGCCAGCGTGGAAGCACCTCCAGCCGATACAGCCACAGACGTGTTGGATGTGGATTGCAGATTTTCCCATGCGGAAACGTTACACCCATAAGACCAATATTGGTATTCAATGTTTGCATTGTGGTATGAACCAATTTGACGCACCTGCAATTCAAAATTGTTTGTTCCTACACGTACAAGGCGAATGTTATCCATTCCTTTTGCAAATGTGGGGAGATAAAGGCGTGCTGAATTTACAACATTTCCCACACTGCTATCAGAAGAACTAGGGCTACTTCTCATATAAAATATGGCACAGAAGTGATAATTCCATACTTCTGACTGTGCATGATTTCCATAGGCATACCATATCCTTCCCCAAACCGTTACTGACCTATATGGCGTGGCTCCCGATTCAGAACAAGCGAATATCTTTTTCCAACCATTATCTTCACCACCTAGAGCAAATTTTACTGCATAGCATCTACCTATATTGTAATTTCTAGGTAAGAAATTAAGATGCCAATTGTCCAGCATATCCGCGTTCAAGTTGGTATTCAATGTAGTAGAAGAACATTGGTAAGGTTGCGTGCCTGTGCCTACGGTGGACACGAACCTGCTCGATTCAGCATGATTACCTATTACAACCTTGTTATCTTGCAGTACGATATTACATAATACATTATTGCTTGAATTTCTTGAGTTAATCCAAACATAGGAACTTCCACCGCCCAATACCAACCGTCTAGCCGAATCCCAGTTTGCAGCTAGATAACCATTATGGGAAGTAATGTTGCTGTGTACATCTAATACCCCTGTTCTTACATTCAGCCACATGGCATTGTTTCCTTGTCTTACACCGCTGGTAGAATCTATTGTAGGATACCAACCGATTCCATACCATGATGCAAAACGTAAGTTCGCATCGGTTGAAGAAGCTGTATTACCACCACCATGAATCCAATTACCCGAAGTTTTAACTACTCTTGTTCCATGAGGAAAATAAAATCCTTTGTTGGTATCCATCGCCAAATCCCCCGTCATGGTGTCACCTGCTTTCTTTACGTAGCGTCCGTCAGAATAGCTGGCGTAGTTTACATTGTCAAGCAACATTCTCCAAGGTCTTTTATCAGTACCCCATCCGCTTCTATACTGGATGCCATTGGATGGGTCGTCACTGGATGATGACTTACGGTTCGAGTACAGGTCAAATCTTGAATTGCCTGATGACATGGAAACCACAGCCCCGTAATCATATTTTTTCAGAGTTACCCCATCTGGATAAGCACCGTGGAAATTAAGTATGCCTATTTGTGACCATAAGGTAGAAGCCCCATCACCACTAGCAACTCCATGACTTCTTAAAAACGAATTTTCATGAAATCCGTCAAGAAGGTCTGCATTAAGATTACCCACAACAGTGTTACTTGCCACAATAAATGGAGCAGTGCCACTTGCTACGATAGATTGTAACGGAATATAGCTTACAACCCTGCCCGGTGCTATGCTGAACAAGTTCCTCAAAACAGAGCTTGTACAAATACTCTCTACCGTACCTGATATTGTACTTGCATAAGTCTGGAATAAATGGGCGGCAGCAATATGTCTTATTCTGTCAGGGCCAACATCACCTACGGTTGCGGCATCTGTATTACTGGGGCTTAAATCGTTTCCTTTAAACAGGACCAGCTCACTACTTTCCGTACCACCCCATAATCTTTCTGCAATGAACGTATGGCTATAACTGCCCAGTCCATCTCTTGTCGTTCCGTAGAAATATATGGTGTTGGGAGAAGTACCGTTCCCTATCTTCAAATCACCGCTCATCGTTATGCTACCTACACCCGTCATATCTCCGCTTACGTTGGCTGTACCGTTGAAGGGCTGCCCCCAAAGGGTACGGGAAGTAGCAAGAGCGTGAGCGGAACTAGCCCAGTTATAATATGCTGGAAGTTCTGAGCCACTATCTGACGGTATAGTAGTGTACCAAGTCCTATTGGATATGTTTGTGGTAATGCCACGTCTATTTAAGATTGATACTTGACAATCACTGTAATCATAAAAACGCCAAAACAGTCTTACTTTCTTGGTTGTAGTATTATAGAATAATCTCCACATTGTATCACCAAGTGAAATAGTGCTTCCGTAATAATTCAAAGACCCAACATAACTTGTACTCTCTTGATTCGTTGTATGCAATACAATACTTATCATACCTGTACCTGCGTGCCTACTATTTACTAGAAGTGTCATGCTGTTAATAGACCATCCACCCGTCACAGTACCCTCAAATACCAATCTGTACCCTTCATTATTTCCGTCACCGCTGGAAAGTATTACATATTGGTTAACACCATCTGCCCGTAAAAATGAAGATTGATGATAACCGTCTAGTAAATCTGCATTTAAATTATTAACAAGCGTATTGCTTGAAACTATCAAAGGTGATAACCCTGTGGCAACAGTTGACATGAATCTAGGTGCTCTTACATCATTTGGAGTGACACGTAAAACCAGCTTGTTGTTATGGTCTACGACACCAAACCCTGCACTTTCCGTACTGCTGCCTCTAAGGTTTCCTATATACCAGTATGTGTCATACCAGTTGAACCTTAACCCGTTTCTTATAGAAGTTAACCCACCATCATCGTTCCTGATAACTCCGTTATCCTTGTAGATATTGGTAATATCACAATTTTCCACTCCCTTGAATACGATTGAGCCGGAAGAAGATGCGGAAGTAAGTGTTCCAGTCATAGTATCGCCAGCCTTTTTCACCCATCTACCGTCCAATACGGAAGTAGGGATATGACTTGCGTCTATGACTTTACTTGAATCAGCCTTTTTCAATTCAGCCCACATAGCGTCAGCGTCAAGTCCTCCCTGCCCAGCCATGTCGTACAGTTTCTTTATCGTGTACGCATTAAACGTATTGTCAAGGTCTGAATCGGAGAAGGTTGTGCCGTCAGTAAGGTTTGCGAAGCTGTAAACGGTATTTACAACACCGCTGCCACCACCGCTACCACCTGTTTTCACGCCAAGAGCAGATACCCAACCGTCCGAGTAGAATCCTACCGTGTTTCCGTCTGTTCTATGCTTCACTCTCAGAGCCTTGTTTGCTGAATCGTAAACAAGTTGGGCATCTCCTATCGTAATGGTATTTGTTGACACTGATGGTGCTTGAACATTTCCTGCCTTATTAATCCAAACAGCACCTTCCATATTATTGTGCCCATTAGGTCTTAGATTTATACATCCATCTCCGAAGCTAGCTAGTATTGTATGACCGTCTGAATTTCTTAATGCTACATTTCCATCGGGATATGTTATACCACCGTTATTATTGAATACTATATTCTGACTAAACGTTTTTCTTCCCGAAATAGTCTGAGCAGTAGTCAAGGTGACGGCATCAGTAATCCCGTACCCTGCCAGTGTGGTAGGATTATCACCGACTGTAACACGCCCGTAGGTGTCTACTGTAACTTTCGTATATGTACCAGCCTTCACCCCTGTGGTGGCTAGTGACAATGTGCGGTTTGCGGACAGGTTTCCACCTCCCGTAAGACCAGTTCCTGCGCTTATCGTTATGGTTTTGTCCGCTTTCAGTGCAAGAAGTTCGGCTAGGTTGTCGCTTTCCGTAAGACCGTCAAGGAACGCTTCAAGCTCTTTCCATTTGTTGATGATGTTATCGGTATCGCTTCCTTCTAGGAAGTTGTTCAGCTTATTGCTTAACTGTGTTACGGTATTGTTAAGCGTACCTAAGTCCTGTTGTCTTGCGAATATTTCCCCGAATACGGCAGTGATGGTTTTCCCGTCAGAACTAAGTGTCATGTCTGTTACGGCATTTCCACTTCCCGACTGGGTGATGTTCTTTATACCACCACCTTCCTTCGCCATTTTCCAAATCTCGTTTATCGTGTACGCATTAAACGTATTGTCAAGGTCTGAATCGGAGAAGGTTGTGCCGAGATTGGAAAAACCATATACGTTTTTCACAAGTCCGTCACCACCGCTACCACCGCTTCCTCCGGGAGATACGCCCAAAGCGGAAATCCATCCTCTAGTATAGAAGCCTATTTCCGTACTTCCATCTATATGCTCAAATGTGACTGCCTTGTTTACGGAATCATATATAATCTTTATATCGCCAACCTGCAACGCCTGTGTTTTCACCGTGCCGCTTATGTTGGCATCTACAGCATAAATATTCTCCCATCTCTTCGATTCAAGACCAAGTGTGGATGCGTTGTTCACGCTAGGAACTACATTTGCCGTAGAGAGTTGACCAGTGAATATCTTGCTTGCAGTTACTGTCTGTTCCGTATCAAGCGTTACAAATTTATTGTCAGGAAGATGGGATATGTGAATTTTCTTTGTCGGATCATCCTTTCCCAACTCCTGCCACAATTTGTCCGTATTCATTCCGCCTTCCTTGGCTAGCTTCCATATCTCGTTGATGGTATATGCGTTGAATGTATTGCTAAGGTTGGAATCGTCAAACGTCTTACCTAAATCGGCAAATCCGTACACGGCCTTAATCAGTCCGCCTTCTCCACCTCCCGGTTCTCCGCTACCACTCTGTGCGCCCAACGCTGATATCCATTGGTTTGTATAGAACGCTGACTTGCATCGTAACGCTTGGTTTACTTCATCCCATTCAAACCATCCGTTGAACTTCTGAAACGATGCAATAAGGTCATTAAGTAGCTGTTCAGAGAAAATATTTGTTCCGCTTCCCGTACCACTTCCACCTAATGTTACATTTGTCGTATTCTGTGTTGAAGCGGTCTGATTCTCCTGTGCCAGCCGTTCATAGAAAGACAGTATCTTTCTTCTTGCAATGGTGCATGAATATGACGGGAACATATTCTCCTTGGAATATTTAATTTCCAAAGACTGTATCTGCAACTGCATATCCACTATCTGACCGTTATCAGAGAAATCGAACACGCCTATTCCATCATCCCTTACCTTTAGCATATTTCCTTCTATGAAGTCAATGAAAAGGTTAGGATGCTCTGCGACAAATCCGCTAGATATGTCAAGTGAAACGGTTCGGTTCTCATGGTCATATCTTGACAGGTAGTCAAGAGCCGCCTTTTCAAGCGTGTTCTCAGCCATTGTCACATAAGATTCGGGCATGACGATATTCAGAATGACAAACTCCGTTCCTGCTGCAATTGAAGGAGATTTACCATCTGTGTAAAGGGGAAGTTTGGCATTGTCGCTATCTGTTCTGTAACATGATATTTTATATCGTGCCCCCTTGTTGAACATGGCAACATCCTCTTCCGTTTCTCCCGTATCACCGTTCACCTCACCGTAAAGAGGAATAATACCGTTTTTGTTTATCTTAAATTCCGTGCCTGTATAAGTTCCTGTACGCATACTGAACACCGCATCCGTCACAGAAGCGTATTTGTAATAGAACCTGTCCTGTGAACCGTCCTGATTACCGAAATGTATGTTGCAGGTCATTTCCTCACTAAAGCCTATCTTACAGCTTCCGGCAGGAACATCTGAATCAAACGTGAACTCAACACGTATGGTGACTGTCGTATTCTGACCTTTTTCTATATATCCTACAAGAGAGGTCTTGTCGTAAGGTATTTCAAGCATACCAGTAGCACCTTCCTCTCCGATAACAACCTCTTTCAAAGGAGAAGCCTGACCCAATACACGGTTTAAAACCATACGTAGGTTAATCTTCACCTTTTTCCCTACAGCATCACTTCCTATAGGTAATATACTGAAAAGCATCTTCCCGGAGAATGTGGCAGTAACCTTTACAGGCTGGTCATAATATGCCCTTGTACCATATATATCAAAACTCTCGAAATCCCTGTACTTGTCAAACATAGCATGGGGTTTGTACTGGGGCTGCACATTGTCGTTTATCTTGCCGGATGAATCACCGTCCTCATACACCTTGTACCCTAGGTTGAATCCGGGAGAGGTCATATAGATGAAGAAACTGTCACTATCATCACTCTTTATAGGAGTAGAACCGATAATCTTGTCTATCCGTGTAGATGCGCTAGCACCCTCACCTGCCACCTTTCCCGATTGAGGATCGGGTTCTCCGTCCGCCTTGTATGTATCCCATTCAGGAAGTCCTGACGGGTACAGATCGCCAAGCTTTTTCCCTCTGATGGAAGGATATATCCCACTGAACGTGTTTGATATGGTTTTCCCTCTTACACCATAGTTCTTCAATCCGTATTCGCTGTCAATATAATATCTTATATTCCCGTCAGAATCATTCGGAAGAAGGATGTACGGGCAATAGCGTGATTCATCGGCAGGCTTAGCGTCCTTCTTGTATTCGGGCGGAACGTTCCTGCTTCCGCCTTGTGGTATGATTCGGGTTATGACAGGTGTGCTTGTATCTACGGAAGAGGAAACTTTTACAGCACCCCCACCGTCACCCTGCTTGAATGTCCAGTTTACGGACGGTCTTGTCTTGTCCGTAATGGTTATTATCCCACCGTTCGCTGTCGTTGAGAAGTAATAATTGAGATAAAACTTGTCATAGAAGTTCTTCAATGCTTCAAACAGGTTGGTGCCATCGGTTATGTCAATCATATCCTCTGTCAGTTCGCCTTCCGCATCCACATTCAATGTCCATGTGCCAATGCCTGTATATCCTGCACCCAATGACGCATTGTAAGATTCTATATTTGCTTCTATACGTGCTGCAAGCTGTTTTGCATCACCCCAAAACTGGAACAGACCGCCATGAGTGTATCTTATCTTGTTTATTTCCCCACCTGTTCCGCTTACTATGTCAAGAAATGCCACATTCTGCAAAAGCACCTCCTTACCGTAAAACAAAAGGGAGTATTTGTATTTTCCTGCTTCGTTAAGATTATCTCCCGATGGGGCTTGGTACAGGATGAATGTATTACCGTTATATACGACTGTATCGTATTCCGATTCGCTCTTTGAGTTGTATGCCTTGAACTCTATCGGAACAACGGAAACGACTTCACAAGTCAATTTTCTCACTTCCTGCAAAGACGGGCTGTATGAAAAATCAGCACTCTCCGCAATAACCCTATTTCCTCTTTTAATCTGTAAAATCATTGGTCTTTAAAGCGTTGGTTGGTCAATACTGAAATTTAACGAAAATGTATAGGCGGACACAAGTTTATCCGGGTTCTGCAAGTCCTGAACATCCTGATAACTCAGCTTTGCGCCCGTTTCAAAACCAGTGCATCTTATCACCTGCTTTGCCGATTCGCCCCATATATCATTCCATATAGAGAAAGAGGATGAACCGTATGGCGTACCAGGAGTGGCAGGTATCACATTGGTTATATATGAATAGAACGAACGGATATTCGTCTTTACCGTTTCCACATCTCCCAAAGCGGCAAATGTTATGCTTCCTTCCGTTGGCTGGTAAACAGGCGTAACAGGTTCGTACACCTTCTGACCGTTCTTGTCATACCATTTTTCGGCATAGGCTTCCTTTCTTGTCGGCAAATCCCATAATCCCTTGCTTTCAAGTATATACAGCCTGTATGTGGCATACAAATCCTTTGCCGTATCGCTTCCTTTCTTTATAAAATATTTAGATATAGCCATTCGTGTACATTGTTTATTAGTGCAAAAATAACAAAAATAGTCTTAGAAACCATCTAGTTTTAAAAAATAATTTTCTATATTTGCATCATAATCGGTGCTTTGGATGAGTGGTTTAGTCAACGGTCTGCAAAACCGACAACAGCGGTTCGATTCCGCTAAGCACCTCAAGTGATTGGATTTTTTTTGTTCATAATCAAACTGGAACGCCCTGCCAACTGTGAAGCTAGCAGGGCGTTTGTTTTAGTCAATTATAACCTTTATCGCATTTCCGCCTGACCTTGGGGCAATGGAAACGACACTTAGGAGTGCTGTCTTTATCGCCATAGTTGCGGCAAGCTGCTGCTTGAGAACTTCAAGCTGTGCCAGTTGTATGACTGTCATGTTTATTCCGCCCGTTCCTGCCGAACCACCGTTTAACGATACCAACTGACGGAGAAGATCGCTTTGTACAACCATTTCGTATCTCATCCCGTTAAGATACCCCAACGCTTGATTAAATGCATTCTCGTCAACTCCTGCAATGGCATTAGACAGACCTTCCGCATTTTCCTCCGTTTCAGTAAGCATACCACCAAGGGCGTTGTTTATCTCATTGACTACACCTCCGGCTTCCGCAAAGGCTGATTCCAATGAACCCATTACATTTCCTAGTATTATAAGTTCATCCTTATCTATCTTGTTATCCGCAAACATACCACCTTTGCCGTCTGCTCCGAACAATGTGGTCTGTACCTGTTGCATTGCCTTTTCTATGTATTGTTGCTGTACCCAACTCTTAACAACATCTCTCATAACGTCTGCCACAGTGTCCTTATAAGCCTTTGCAGCATCCTCGCCTTTCAGCCATGCTTCAACAAGAGCATCACCTATCTGACTAGCCCAGCCTTTCAAGTCAATGCTATACAATTCGCTGGCAAGCGTTTCCGTATAATATCTTATCTCATACTCCAATTCTTTTATTGTCTGTTTGTAATCTTCTACTTTTTCTCTATCTGACTTTTTCTTATCTTCTTCGGCTGCTAGAATATCCTTTTGAATTTGCAACTGTTCTTTCAGATTTGATACCTGTTGGGATGTCACCTCATCAAGTTTTGCCGGGTCTATAATGTGCTCAAATTCCTTTTCAAGCATATTATATATATTGGTCAACTTCTTTGATTCAAATTCAAGATCTTCTATATGCTTTTGGAGCCTTTTGTCATGCTGTCTGTTAAATGTAGCGATAACATCAAGAGGCATGGATATTGCCGAGCCTATCGCACCTGCAAAATCACCGCTTTTGAATGAATCCCATGATTTCTTCACGCCTTCATTCATAACTCCCATAGCTTCCGAGAACTGGTTCATTTCTCGCATAAATCCGCTCTCGGTATCCTTACCCATAGAATCCATGAGGTTGGACACGGATGCTATTATCTGCTGCATGGCTTTTATGGCATTGTATATGTTGGTTATGATAAAGTCGATAAGATTTACCGTCTGCAAAGCGTTCTGTGCGGCAGCCATCATTCCTTTACCAGTCTTGACAGCTTCCTGTCCGCTCTTATATCTTGATTCGGCTTCCGACTTGGCACTCAAAGCGGCATTGGCGGCTTCTTCATCACCATTCTTCATTGCGTCCTCATATGCCTTGGAAGCATTTTTGATGTCAGCCATAGCCTGTTGCATATCATTCATACCTGCCATCATCTTTGACTTTCCAGCATCATATCTCTTGTTGTACAGACCTTCAATACCATCTTTCATGTATGTTTGCAAGTCAGACTGATTGTTCTTCATCATCTTCTCTATCTGCTTGTCCACGCGTTCAAGTTCTTTCATGTACTCTCTTGCACTGATAGCACCCGATCTGAATGCACTATTAAGCATTTCCCTTGTCTTGTCAGCTACAGTATTTGCAGCTTCCATAGACATTGCTTCCACCGCACCGAAGAAGTTTTGATAGTCGGTAGTCAACTTAAACAAGTCCATCTCTTCGCTTTTCTGCAATGCGGAAGTCAAGGATGTATTACCCATTCCTTCTGCGGTTGCGATCTTTTTACGGTACTTTTCTCTGATAATATCCACCTGGGTATAATAATCTCCATATTCAGCCAAATCATTAGCATATTGTCTAGCCATCTCACCGAAATAGCCTTTCCATGCGTCAATCATACCTTGGATAACTTGTTTCTGTTCATCACCTATATTCTTATTCCCCTTAATAGCCTCCTGTACCTGATTGATATACTGGTTCATTGAGGTGAATGAAGATGTGTCGGGCACGACAGAAACGCCAAGGTCAAGATTCATTCCTGCCAATGCGGATTGCAAATTGTTATATATACCTGCTGCAAAACTTTCAGCCATGGTAGATGTGTCACCGCTGAATTGAACGGCAAGGTCTAAGGCAAGTTCGGAATCACCCGTTATTCCAAGTATGTCACTGTAAAAGTCATACTTGTTCTTGTATCTGTCAAACTCATCCGTAATCCTCTTCATCACCTTCTTGGCTGCATCAACATAAATTTCAGAGGACAATTCGGCTGCTTTCCTTGCATTTTTAACAGCATCCTGTGGAACACGTGTTTCCAATTCCTTTGCAGCCTTGTTGTAATTGTCAACAATAGCCTGTTTGTCATATACAAGGTCTACGCCAAGTTTTAACGCCTGTGAACCGTAGATGGATTCAATCTGCTTTTTGGCTTCTTCCTTACCTATGTTAATGCTCAAATCCTTGAACTTGGAATAGGCGGATTCAAGCAATGACAACCTGTTTTTCCAAAGGTCAGCAAGAGGATCTCTTTTTTGTGCTTCCTTTTTCTGCTTTTCCAGTTCAAGGTTGAATTGTTTTGCTGTTCCCGTAGCCTTTGACATCGCTTCGTTGGCAGCGTTAAACTCGCTTATTATTTGCCTTAATGTTTCAAGTTCTTCAGGGTCTACCAATCCTGTCAGTTCGTATTTATCCCCTACTTTTTTCAGTTTACCCTCTTTGGAAAATTTGTCAATAGTTCTCTGATAGTTTTCTATTGTACTTTTTGAATCCTTATATTCCTTTTTTACGGCATTAAAGAAATCTTCTACAGTCTTTATATCTGACGTTTTGATTGTTATAGTCCATGCTTTTCCTGTAATCTCGTCAAGAGATTTCTTCCATTCTGTCAATCCTTCTTGGGCTTTCCTATCATCAAGTTCAAATTGAATACGCCATCTTTCTTTTGCCAGTTCGTTTAATTTCTTTCTAGCATTTTCCCCTAATTCATTAGCTACTGCAAATTCATCAAGATGTATCTTTAATTGTTTCTGTTGCTCATCAGTAAGGTTTTTTACATCTATATTGCCAAATACATCTTTAAGTTTTTTCTCAGTATATTTTGCAAATAAATTAAAGGATGATTCAAGTTTTTTTACTTCATCCGTGATGCCCATCCTCAATTTCTCATACTCCTTCAACAATTCCTCACTGTCAAAATGGGCTTTGTTCTTGAATATTTCAAATGTCCGTGCATCTCCTGACGTTTCAGCCAAAGAACGTATCTTCTCTACAATAGTAGCTGCCGAAACCCCTTTGTTTATCAGTTCGGTAAGTTCGTTTCTCCATTCCTTAGTACCCTTACCCATGTTTATAATTTCCTTGGATGCCTGTACTATCTGACCACGAAACTCTTCTATATCCTTACTTGCCGAAGTAAGTTTTACAGACGATTTCTCGTAATCTTTAAGCATATCAGAGAATGAATCACCAAATACGCCCGTAGATGTTGCCTTGTCCGCCTTGAACATTATATCCGCATTTTCAGCAGCACGTTTATAAACCTGCTCTAGTTCCGATGCTGACTTTTGCAGATATTCAACACGAGATTTCTGATCATCTATTTTCTTGCTATTTTGTACTATATACTGCCCCATATTGCCATATTTAGACAATACTCCAGTAAGCGTTTCCTCATACGACTGCAACTGTTTCGTGTCAAGCTGTTCAAGGTTTTCCGGGGTGAGTTTGTCGAAGTTTATCTTGTCAAGGTCTTTTTGCAAGTCACTGTATGATTCGCGGAAAGACTTTGCACTGTCCTTTATCTTCTGATTGAACTCTTCCGAACGTGCAGACATCACATGAAACGCTTCCGCTACAAGTCCTGCAACGGTAAGTATTACCATAAGAGGATTAGCCTTTATCGTAAGCCACAATGTTTTCAATGAATTTGTCAATCCGAATGTTGCCAGTTTGAATCTGTTCATCAACATTGTAGTTTTTGTCATAGACAACATTCTTGCAGCTTCCGCACCTGTCAGTTTAAGTTCTGTTACAAGAAGATGCCGTTCAGCCTGTGTCAGCATATTCGTGGCAAGAATACGTTTTGCCATCTCTGCCGACATCTTTCCCGAATTAACGGCAGCAGCTATCTCTACGGCAGACAGTTTTGACGCTGTCGCTATCTTCCACCTCTCGGCAGCAGTGAGCGTTCTGTACATTGCAGCCTGTTTAAGCAACTGGGCTTCCCGTAATTTCTCAGCCTTAATAGCATTAGTTGTTGCGACAACTTCTTTTCCTAGCATGGCTGTTCTAGCCAACTGCAATCCTTTCAATGCGGCATATCCTACAGCAACACCCTCTATTGCTTTGGAGAAATATCTCCAGTTGTTCATCGCATCGGTTATGCTTCCAACAATTCCTTTCAGAACGGAATCATTCGCCTCGCCTATGTCATTCATCATAATCTTGTATGAATCGGCAAGGTTACTTACCATACCTTTCAAAGATGCAGCTTGTATTTCCTGCATTTTGTAGAATATACCACCATCTTCCGTCATTGTGGTAAACATCTCCCGAATATACTCAAAAGGAATCTGACGTGTTGATATGGCGTTGAACACATTATCAGTAGTTTGAGCCACGCCTCTTACTTCTTCCAGTTTTTTTCTTAATGCGTCCAATGCAGGAATACCAGCTTCTGTCAACTGACGTAATTCCTGTCCCCTTAACACACCTGCGCTTCTTATCTGTCCATAAGCTAGAATAATACGCCCCATATCAACACCAAGACCTGCGGAAACGTCCGCAAGGCTTTTCATTGTACCGTACAATTCATTGACAGGTATCTGGAATGCTGCAAGCTGTTTGGTATATCCAACCAAATCACTGAACTGGAAAGGAGATATTACAGCAAGCCCCTTAATCTGACTGAATATCTGGTCAGCCCGTCTTGCATCCTGTATAATGGCACGTAAAGATACCTGTTGCAGCTCGAACTCCCCACGAATGGAAACAAGTTCCTGAAACATATCTCTGAAAAAGTAGAATCCTGCATAAGTCTTTATCGTATTAACAAACTCACGCATCATTCTGCTCTGCTTTGTCAGTCCCTCGGAAAACTCTTTTGAACTTGCAGCATTTTTCTGATTGGTCTGCTGCATCTTTGTTCCATAGGATGTGGCTTCGTTTACAAACTTGTTATGCTCCTGTATCTTCCTGTTTAGAAGAGTAAGGGTACGGTTATAGTTTGCATCAGTCGTATTAAGTGCATTACGCCTGTTCGTCAATTCAGAAATAAGATTGTTAGCCTGATTGATAGACGTAGGATTGATATTAAGCAATTCATTCGTTGATGTTTTTCTTAAAGATGATTGCAACTTCTCCAATCTGCCTTGCAATTTCTGAATAAGAGCGTCAGCCTTTGTTATCTGATTGCTGTTTAAAGGAACTTCAACCTTGAATTTATTCAATAGTTCAAGTCGTTTTTGTATGGCAGCAATCTTCTTGTTCAAGTCCTCAGCACTTCCCTCAGGCATACCAAGGGCAAGTCCAGACTGACCAGAAAGGTATTGTAGATGCTTCTGATTGGTCTGCTGCATCTTTTTATTCGCCTGTTCCTGCTTTGATGCTTGTCTATCCATCTCCTTTGTCCGTGCAATCTCCATCTCGTATTGCTGGCGTAGAAGATTAAGTTCTCTCTCATCGGAAATGGACAATTTGGGCGCACTGTTAGCAGTAAGGGAATATGCCGTTTTCAATCTGTTCAATTCAGCCACAAGATCATCTATCGCTTTCTTCTGACTTTCAAGATTGGCTTTTCTTGTAGCCATTCCCTTATCTCCGCCTGCATTGCCTAGGTTACGGTAAGTCTTTTCCAGTTTGTCATACTCTCTTGTCGCTTCGACAATCTTGTTTGACAACCCTTCCATCTGAACAAGTATATCCATTTTCTTGTTTGACTTACCTTTCCCTACCTTGGACGCGTTTTCATTCGCTTTGTTTATCTTATCTACAACCTCGCTAAGTTCGCCATTCATTTTGCCTATATCGGTCAACATAGGCTTGAAGGACATCTCCTGGTTAAAGGTGTCCTGCAACTTCTTCTGTATATCCTTTATTTGTTTGTCAAGACCGGAATCATCTAGACCGATCTTAAACTTTAATGCTCCTAAATCAACATCAGCCATAGTTATTATTTTTTAATTATTGCAAAAATAGCAAAAATAAACACAAGAGCATGATTTACAACAAACAAAAATTAATTAGCATTTTTTAACATATTAAAAATAGTAAATAAAGCCAATTATACTATCTTTGCATTGACTAATTTTTATAACTATGGCTATAGAAGAAAACAAAGTAACGCTAGTAGGCGTAAATAGTGCTAGTGTCATGTTCAGTAATGATGCTAATGCTGAAAAACAGTATAAAGTAAAAGCAAATGTAAACGTATCAGATGGTAAAACAATTGATTCATTTGATGGCGGAGAGGTGAAGTCATTGGAATCAGAGAACCAACTGGCCACATTCTATTTCAATCAGAACGGTGGTATCGCAATCAACTACAACGATCATCCCGACTTGGAAGCACAAATTGCTATCATTACCATCATCAACTCTTTCGTAACTGATGTTACAAAATACATTAACACGAAAGGCATCTCATCAGTTTCAATCTAAAAAAAGCAAGAAAAATGACGAACCAAGAAATGTTTTTAAAGAGATTAACTCTCTTGAATATCCCCTTATCACTAGAAGGGAAGGAACTTCCATCAGAACTGAAAGCAAAAATCATGCTTATGCGTGTCGCTTACGACAAAGCTGCAAAAGCATTCGATGATGATATGCAACAGGTTCTTAAAGAAATAAAGAAGGAAGGATATGACGAGCGCGCACAGAAAATCAATCACATGAGAGAGATTGACGGAAAGGAAGATGCGACAAAAGAGGAAAAGAAAGAAGCGGATGAAATCAGAAAGACAGAAGAAGATTTCAACAAGGAAACAGAAGAGTTGAACAAGGCATACTCCGAAGCATACCAAGAGAAAATGAAAGAGGAATGTGATATGAAGCCTAGAAAATTCGCTTTTGAAGGATTCGCTAAAATCATTGAACTTATTGGTACTGACGGTGCAATTAAAGTGAAATGGAACTCTCCCGAAGCATTGGAAATACCGAAGGAGGAATTTATCTCGCTTATCGCAACAAATTTGGTAGATGAATAAGCCGTTTTCTATATTGCTATTTTTTTTGTTACTGTCGTGTTCTTGTTCACGCAAGCTACTTCCATCTTCGACAAATACAACTATAGTAGACCATAACACGACAGTAACGGAAAGAGTAGTATGGCAATCAAAAATAATAACTCTTCCAACAGAACACATACAACATACAACATTTGAAGATAGTTCACACTTGGAAACATCATTAGCCGTATCAGACGCTAAAATAATGTCGGATGGCAGGCTTTTTCATAGTTTGAAAAACAAGAAAGACTTTCTACAAGACAGCATCCCATCTTTGGAAAAAGAAACGGTAGTGACGAAAGATTCTATAATAACCGTAGAGAAAATTGTAGAAGTAAAGGTAGAAAAGGAATTGTCTAAATGGCAAAAAATACTAATCAATCTTGGATACATAGGTATCGGTTTCATATTGTTTTCAGGTTACAAAATAGCCCGAAAGTTCGTGTAACTTTCGGGCTTATTTTATTGGGGATTGATAAAATTTATGGAGCGTAATCTTCAACCATATTATAGGTGGTATTTACCCCTGTGGCTCTTGCTGCAATATAATAATCATAAGAAAAATCTCTACTAACATTAAAGGAATACATAGATGATCTATATGTTCCTTTTGCCGGAACCTGTGCAGTAAGTCCTGTAAGTAATGAACCAGCACTTTCTCCAGCTTCTGGAACTGTTCTTGTCCTCATTAACACAAGAACTATACCACGTATAGTAACAGATGACCCACTATTATTTGTTATAATGAAATTGTATGTAATTTGGTTATTAGGAGAGTTCCATGTACCGAATGCTTCTATTACGTATAGAGATCCAGCTGCATGAATAGTCATTGTTTTTGGTGTTACTGGAATAGGTATGTATATTCCTTGTTTTAATTCATCATCTACTCCTATTTTATTAGATGACAAGAAAAAAGATACTTTCCATTTACCTACATAACCACCTATATTTAATAACCTTATAGATACTGAATCAGTAAACATACTTTCAGATGTTACTAAAATGTATCTAGTATTTTGTAAAAGTCCTACCCCTGCATACATTTCAGAAAATGGAGTTCCTTGATAGCTTAAATAGGATAGCAAAATGTTATCATCAGCATTTGTTGTCTGTTCAAGTTGTATTTCTAGATTATTAGATGTGTCCAAATATACATCTGATGGAACGTCATCTCCAAAAGGAACTATAGCATTATGATTATATCCGTTGAAATCCAATATCCGATAAGGTGCTGAATCTCCACCAGTAGGAGCATTATATCCCCAGTCTACGCCATTAAAAAGGTCTTTTAGAAATCCGCTATTAAGCGTTCCTGGCGACATGTATCCCACTACACTTAGACCACATAAACCATCATTAGCTTTCCAATAATCAGGACGATAATCTAAGTATGGTTGCCTAACAGGTTTATATTTACTCCATTTATTTATTTTCCCGTGGGTGTTTGCACAAGCATACCCTAAATCATAACCATCACTAGTAGGACCGATACCTAGAGTAGGATATACATCACTATCCAATCCTACAGGTGCAGTGATTTTACCGTTAGAGTGACCCATAGACTATACCTCCACATATTTATTGCAGACGATATTGCCGCCCATTGTCAAACTACCCGTCACACGTACATCACCATCAATAATGACAGCTTGTGACAAATCAAACTCTTCTGGTATATCACTACCATCTAAGGCTATTATCTCATAAAGCCCCTCTGTCGGGCTAAAGCCCCTCTGTCGGGCTAAAGCCCCTCTGTGCTCCCTCGCTTCGCTTCGGTCGCACACCAAATTTCCGTTTACAAACAAACTAATCTTCATAAATTTACTTGCGTTCGCTTTTCAGTTAATATACTTTTCCTTGTAGATATCAATCGCAAATACTTGCAATTGATAGATCCTTTGTTTACTTTTGTTCCATCCAATTTCCTAATATCAAAGGAGCCATTACTTCTTCTTCCAAAAATGTAATACAACTCTTTTTGGTATTCAACCAAATCAAACAATCTAAAACCTTTTACTAAGAATGGTGCTTGATTGAGTTTCTTTCTGCCACCTTTCAAGAAATTAGCTTTGTGTATTTGTCTATTTTGGCATCTTACTTTCTTTTGATAGAAATAATATCCAAGAGGTTTGGCAGTAGGATTACCACTGATACACCTTGCATCAACATAATGCTCTTTAGGAAGATTGTTAGTGATACGGGCATTTTTCGTGATATAGCCAAAAGTCATACTTACATTAGGATAGATATTCTTTAGCCTATCATAGAAACCCCATCTCATAATCCCCATAAAGACAGCATCTCTAAATGACTTTCCACGCTTTATATTTAATTTAAACTCACCTCTATGATATGCCTTATGGCAAGTTTCGCAAAGGGTAATCAAGTTGTTTGGGCTATCACCTCCAGTCTTTCTGCTCTCTATGTGATGCACATTCAAAACTTTATCTTTACTCTTACCCTTACAATGTTGGCAAATATGATTATCTCTAAATAGTACGTATTCACGCACATTGAAGAAATCAAGTTGTTCTCCTTGTTGGTATTCACTGCCAGATATACTTGGATTATTAATCTTCTGTATATCAAAGGAAGCCGTTTCAACTACGATATTAGTTATCGGTAGGAACTTATGTATTTTCTCAACAACAGTCAAATGAGTTTGGATTTTGTTTTCAACAGATGGTGCCAGCCAACCTTTACGCTTGGAAGATACCCTATTATTGAAACGAGCCTTGCGATAACGAAGCCTACTCCTACGAGTTCTTCTTTGTTCCCTACGAGTAGATAACTTATCCACAATATCGTTTCTCAATTCCACATCTGCTGCATACATTTCCTTCTCACTTGTTGTTGCTGAAATGCCGATATGCTTGCTACCAGCATCTACACCCAAACTTACGGGCTGCGTATAATCTGTTGTGTCATAATCCAATTGAATTGTGAACGGAATACGGCACACAACATGGGCTAGACTGTTTTTTAACAGCCTTCTAACCTTACCAAACCTTTCGGTTGGCATAAGTGCCTGTCCTTGTTTGTTAATTACGTAAACCATTTTTACTATAAGTCGGATTTCTCCGTTAAATGCTCATCGACAATGTTATGGAGAGGTTTACCGTCAGTAACACTATTCCTACCCCACAGAATTGTTTAATCACTGACCTTAGAGCAAGTGGCTTGAGCAAGCACCCCTTGGTAACTATATATTCTCTCCTAACGTAGCACCCGAAGTGCTTAGTCTAATCAACACCTACAGTTATTTAGCCTGTGGGTAGTTAATGTTTATTGTTTTTTAAATATTTCGCAACACTATCCATTACACACTCAACACACCAACCTAAAAGGTATGCAAAGTGCTCATCCTGCCCATTTTCATATCCCATAGAAATATCACAATACCCAAATACATTACAAACATAATGAACAGATTCATGAGCAACAGTTCTCACCCCTATACCATCGTTGGATAAACAAATAAGTACACCTAAATGGTTTGTACTTTTTTCCCTTACAAAAATAGTCATGCCATTACAGCTCTTAATTTCATCTTTGGATGTATCTATCGGGTCATGATTAAGTTTGGTGAATTTTCTATATATTTTTCCCCATTGATCATCCCCCACTGCAACATACAGTTTAAGGGGATATATTTTAGGATCGTATTTTGTTATCATCGCAAAATGTCTTTTAGTAATATATCGGGATGCTCTTCTTTAGGTTTAGATTCTTTGAACCTATATATAAAGCCACTTGCATCCTTGTTAGCTTCCTTATATAAATCTTCTGTAAGAGAAGCCTTGTACAACTTCATTTTCTCTTCAAAATGATAATCAAGTTTAGGCTGGTCCATTATTACTGCCTGTATATAACTCCATGAATATTTCCATAGCAAAGCCCAGTCCTTGATTATCATCAATCCTCCGAATAGCCTTAAATCCCCTCTGAATTGGGGGAAATCTTTTTGGATAGATCCTCGTGAGCCGATTTTGCATCGAGAGATAATTTCATGGCATCCTTCTTGCTTAGTGTCGCTGTCGTATCTATCAAGAACGCTAAACGGATTGTATTTGTAAAAAAATCACTTACATTAGCCCCCTCCACGATGGCTTCTATCAACGGAGTAAGTTCCTTATGGTCATAGTGCCTGCTTAACCACCAAGCGTATATACGTCTTGCAAAAGGAATTATCTCAAAAAACCAATAGTTGTTCAATACTCCTGCCGCTGCAACTTTGTACGGAATAGATGCGTCATTTTTCATAATTGCAATCATTTCCTTTTTCGCTGTATCGGGGTTGATAATGTCACGTATCAACAGCTTGTCTACAATATAATCGTATGCGCCTAGTCTAAGACCACGCACCTTGAATTTCTTATTGCCAACCATAACCTCTTTGTATTTATGAGTGGCAAACTTCTGCATCTTTATCTGATCATCTAAGTCAGGTTGTTTCCAGTTGAATATTCCCATTTTTCTTAAACTAACTTGAACGGTTTAATCATTAATTTTCCTTTCACATCTACCTTTGATATGTTCTTTGGAGTATTTGTATAAACGAACACCCTTGTATATTTAGACGATACAATATCAAGTTTGGCATCGTCAATCAAAGAAACATGAACTATGCTGTTATCAAGCGCAACAAGACTTACACGGCTGTTATCCTTGACATACATTTCTCCTATACCGAAATTGACAAATGTGACAACACAATCACACGAGCCGTTAAAAATAGACCATTTAGGATTGCTTATGAAAAGGTTGGTATCATCCACGAAAATATTAAACTTCTCCCTAACTCCTGCAAATTCCTTCTTGATTATTTCATTTGACGGGTATCTGTTTAATAGACAAAAATCAATGCCTCTGATATACTTTTCACATAATTCATATTTATCAGGTTCACCCCATCCATTTGTCCACTCTTTACACAGTCCAAGGCTTATAGCCTTTTGCTTCAATTTTTCAGATAATTCCTTATCATTCATTATGTTTCTTTTTATGGCAAAAATACAATAAAAGTTAATACCAATAAAAAAGTAACAGTTAAAAAACAATAAAAGCCGGACAGAAATGCCCGGCTAATTTATAACTCATCTGTATCAACCAATAGAACTTGAATTGTCAAGTTCGAGAACCATCATGGTTTTCAGATACTGAGTATTAACTTCCAATGCTGTTACAGTAACGGAGAAACCAAGGTATCCTGCGTTACTTGGAGCACCTGTGAAGCTGACAGCCCATGATGCCTTCGGGAAGAAGATCATACGGTCACCAGTACCGTTGATAATACCGATAGGACGTACAAACTGCTTGAATGAGCTTGCACCAAACGCTTTCAGTTTCTGAGAAGTTCCCTTACCGAAAGCATCAACAGTATCAGTTAAACTACTTAATTCCAACTCAGCCTTTGCTTCATTTCCTTGCGTAAAGAAAGCGAAAGCGGCTTTTGAAGTGGACATACCTGTAAAGGTAAATGCCATAGTACCCGGTGTGATATTCTGGAATACGGTAGCACCCTGCTCGTTCTTTGTTTCAGAAGTGTCAGCGTCAGTACCAGCGGATTCCGTAGTACCAGATTCAATATTGGGAAGAATCTTCGGATTCTTAAAACTTGAATATTGAGTTTCATCGGTAATCTCAATCGCATCAAATGTCAAAGCAGCCGACTGCCCGTTCAAGTAAGCAGGGCTGGTGTCTAAATTTACTCGTGCCATTCTATTTTCTGTATTTAAAAAGTTATTGTTAATTGTTGAGAGCGTATCTACCGATGCGCCTCCACTGTTTTTTCTCACGTTTTTCATGCAGCTAATCCTTTGAAATATCAACATTCAACAGGACGGACATATAATAGAACCCAACCCCGTCAAACATTGGTGGTAAAACATTAAATATCTCGAAATGAAGCTGCACAGTCTTTTGCGGGAACAGTTCTACCATTTTCTCACTCAACGCATCCATGACAGACGGATATACGTTCCCGGGCAATGCCCTTACAAACAGAGTAACCGTAGCCATTGTTTCGCCTTTCCCGAAGTGACCGTAGGGGCCGCTCTCGGTATTGCTGACAATTCTTGTATTGTTGTTTACGACAATAAAACTAGTTACCTTATCATCAACACTTGCAGGACGCTGCACCTTATATACATCGTCAGCAATCTTCTTGTCCAATACAATATTGTACAAGGTGGTATTTATTGTTGAAGGATTAAAGTAGCCCATAACTTCACTTAAAATATTTGTTTAACATATTAGCTGCAATTTTCTTAAAAACCACAGTATATTTACCCCCTTTTAAATCTGTCTTTGTCTTAATCCAAGAATCTGAAAGAACGTTCAACAGGTGATAGTTCTCAACATACTTGGCATAATACATGACAGCAGCGACAACCAGTTCATATTTTTCAGAACCATCGGATTTATAACTGTTGAAGAAATCTTCGGCAAGTTCACGCCCCCAATACTCGACATTGTTACGTTTCCTAGGCTCATTTGCAACTTTCGTTGCATTTGCCCACACAATCTTCTTTAGGACCCCATCTTTGTAAATGCCACATCCATAACTATCTTCAAGATTGAAAGTTTGGTTGGTAAAGCCCTCCAAGTCTTTTATATCATCCATGATATTCGTGGCGATATCTTCCATGAACTGCATGATAGAAGCATCCAAGGCAAGCTGGACATTACTACCAAACTCTTTCAATACTTTATCGTTGTTATTTGCCTGCATTTTTTGTACTTGTTTTTCTTGTTACTGGTTTACTCAGTTTCTCAATCTGCTTTTTTAGCAAATCTCGATCATCTTTAGCGCATTTCAGTTCTGTTTTAATATCATTCAGTTCATTGTAAAGATCCTGTATCTTCTGATAAGCATCGTGGAGAGATTGCTGATAACTCAAAATTTCCTCTTGCGCCTTCTTCAACTGAGCACCCTGAATAGCAAACCCCTTTTCAAGATTGTCCAAGGTAGAAGAATCAATTTCAGTTTCCATCTTTTCCTTCTTCTGCTTAAACATTAACATTGAAGTTAGAAGGGTTATGCCATTTGTACCCAACAAAGCAAGTATTATTTCCGTCCAATTGATTGTCATAGTATTCTAGTTTTCTATTTGGCTAAAGTATATCACCGTACCAAATTCCATATTGTTAAATGGAGGTTTCTTTATCTCACGCCAACTATTGCTGTTGTCCGAAAACGGATGGTTGAAATTCCGCCAATCCAACAGACACCCGGAAGGTATGGTTACATCGTTATCTTCTAGGTAGGCGGCATATTCGGATTTGTCAACATCATTCGTTTCCGAACCTGTGTCCTTTTCCTGTATGTTTGCCCTTCCTTCGTATATCATCTCCCAATATGGGGTAGTCTGATATTTATCCGAACTGTTCTTGTTCTGGTAAATTCTAACCATATCAGGAAACATATCCTCACCTAAAATACTCTTTCCCATACTACCATCTTAATCTAGTTATTTCAACATCTGTTCCAACATCCAAATTCAAACCCCATTTGGCGTATAAATCCTTTGCGCGTTGCTCCAATCTTTTCTTGTCATTGATAGAAATAGTCTTGCTTGTGTCAGTAATTGACCAGTTTCCGGCTTTCTTTGTCTTTCCCTGTATCGTTGAAGGGGCAGTACAAACAATGAGCAACAAATCAGCATAAGCCAAATCCTTCTTCATCTCAGACGTTTCACGGCTATCATCAGACAAACGGAATCCCCATTTCTGGGCAACACTGATATACGATGTGTTTTTCAACTCATAGTCAATCTGTGCTTTCAGATATTCACGCATAGACATATAGAAATATGCTTCTACCTTCATGTTACCCTTTGCTGTTATCTGAGGGGTAACTTGAATAGTGAACGGATTATCCGAAACTTTCAGTCTATCCTCCGGCTTCAATGTTTCATTGTCGGCAATAAGCCAGTATCCGAACTCTACACTTTCTTCGGGAATAGCTTGGAGCGTGAGAGTATCTCCAATGAAATACTCCCCTGCGCCCTTTGCTGTGCCTTCGCCATTTATATCAATAATAACCTTCATGGTTCAACTTTTTACAATCCCGTATTTGACTGTTCGTCAACCTTCATGATGATAAGGTTGTTCGGATTCTTCATCACAGGACACGCCCACAATTCACCTGAACTCTTCTCAGCATACGGTTCAGAAGAATACTGATGCAAGAACGCGATACGTCCGCCTTCCAAAGAAGAAATACGTACAGCCGGGTTGGTATCCTGCAAATACATTGACGGTGAGTTCTTGATACGGAAGAACTGACCGCTCTGAACAAGAACAACGGTGTTCTTTTCAAAAGACGGTTTGGCTTCCTCAATCACACCAAGTTTGTTCCATTTTGATTTTTCATCAACAGGAATAATCACAGGAATAGAGAACACCTTCATCAGCACATCAACAATTTCCTGATTGTTCATAGGATAGATTGTAGTAGATGCTGCGGCAGGAACAAGACGTGCCTGTACTGCTGCTGTCACTTTCGGGTGCATCAAGAAATTATCATACAAATCCTTTGACATTTCAAAATGATCGTATGGTACACCGTCATTATCGGCAATCTTGCACATTCTTTGAAGGTCTTTAATAGGATCTGCATTCTCGTTCGGTGTCCAGTCTGTATCGCTAAACCATTTCTGCTTCAACGCTTTCAACTTGTGTTTTGCAGGAACACGATAGTCAATCTGAACAGGGATTGAGTTGGTACCACTAGCTGTATAGTTAAGCATACCTGTAGAAAGAGCCTGATAAGTCATGCAGTTCAACTCGGTATGGAAACCTTGGATACACGCTTCCATCTTTGTGTACCATTTCTCACGGATCTTGTCAAGCAATGCGCCTTGCGGAATGTCAAGTTCATAGAACTCCTGAATATCGGTTTCCATAAACTGAATGGCGTGACCCATCTTCGGAATACGGCCAGAATACCATTCAAATCCCGTAGTATCCATGATAGGCTTTTCAGCCAAAGGAGCCAGCATTACAGGACGGGTAGCCTGTGTGTATTCGTCAACCATGACATTCCATGATTTACTCATCTGAGGAACATCCCAATCTCCGTAGCTTCTCCAGTTTTCGTTATCAAATTTCTGATTGGCATAATCCATAAGTTCCTGCATCTCCCCGGAGAAATGCCAATCATAGAAACTAAATGTCGATCTTTGCATAAAACAAAAAATTTAATTAGTTATACAATGTGTAACGGAAAACGCAAGGATATGATTCATCATCCTTCATCGCCTTTTTGATTGCCGAAGCTACGGGCGGAATGCGTTTTTCCAAAATCTCACTTGTCACCATCCATGCACCGTTGAAAGGATAGAGAGTGGCACCGGGAATGGTGTCAACATCATAAGGCAGGATAGCATTAGGAATAACCTTGAATTTTGCGCTAGCACCAACCTGTGTAACTTCAACCAAAATATCGGTCAATTCCAATTTACCTGCATCCCCGGACAATGTAAGGATGTCATATTCGTCATGAGACGAATCAATAGCGTTAATGGTAAAACCAGTTGTAGTACCTGCGGCAGTAGTAGGTGCTTTACCGACAACCATGCCAACCTTGGCAACTGTATTACCCATGATTTTTTCAACTTTTACCGTAGCACCAGAATCCGATTTCTCATACATTCTGAATGAATAGTGAATATCACCGCCATCCTGTTTTGAGGAATCGCATTTAATCATGGTACCAGCCGGAAGTTTGTTCCCAACTGTAGGCATACGTTCTACTGGAACGTTACATCCTACCAACAGTACGTGCAAAGACGTATCATTAGAAAAGATATGTCTTGCGCCACCAATCTTACTATAACTTGTTGCAAGAACTCCTGCTTTCATAATTAAAAAAACTATTTGTTAATTTTACTGTAATATCGGCTGACAATATTGTTTTCCTTGCTAGCCTTATCTTCTTCTCTCTTTCTATCTATGAATGACTTTACATCGCTAGAACCACCCTTGTCAGAGATAAAAGGATTAATGCCATCCTTTGTGTATTTAGTACACGTTTCATTGTACTTTCCCTGTATTTTCAGAAGAATGCTTGTATCTTCCTCTTCGGGCGAAATCTGAATGTTCTCAAAAATGATGTTGCGCAACAACTCGTTAGGCATACCCGCTTCCGGGCGTTTAATCAAATCAGACAGCTTCTTGCGCTTTTCAGTTACAATCTGCTTCTGCTTTTCCTCCTGCTCTTTAGCTTCAAACTCTTTCTTGAACTTTTCAAACTCTTCAAGTTTAGCCTTGACATCATCGGGCAACTCAAACTGTTTCTGTTCGGATGATTGTTGTTGTTGTTGTTGTTGTTGTGACGAATGTGATTTTTCCCATTCCTTTTTCAAGTTGGATATCTCCTGTTCCTTGATTGTATCCCACTCTTTGCGCTTATCAGACGCAAACGCTCTTACCTGACCTGCCACAGTGTTCTTTAAATGATTCACAACACTTTCATTCCAGAACTTTTCCGCATTTTCCTGCGGTGCGAACGCTGAGAACTCATTAATTGTCTGTTCGATTGTACGATCTGTAATAACGGAGCTACTTTCTCCCAACGCATTCTTGATACCTTCAAAAATGACTTTTACATTTTCATCCATATACTATTTATTTTTTTTATGTGATTCATGCACAAGACCTTTGCGCACAGTAAGTACCTCTTACCGATGCAAATGTAGTTAAAAAATGTGTATAAGCAAAAAAATATTTTAAAAAATATTATATTTGCAGGATACATAGAAAACGATGGAAGAAATTGACTTAAAATACCGAGGATTAAAGACTAAAGATGTTGTCAAATCGCTGAAACGATATGGCAAAAGGGGAATCATACCATATAAAAGCCTTGATTTCGTCCAAAGATATATAGAGGACAGAAGAAGCAAGGGGTACAAGGTAAATATGCTTGCCCCACAGAAAGGTTCACAGGAGGCATTTCTAAGGAACAGGGCAGGAATAAAGATACTTCACGGGAATCGTGGGGGAGGAAAATCCGTATGTCTTGGAATGGATATACTGAGTTCATGCAACCACCCGTCATTTTCCGCACTTGTTTTCCGTAAGGACAAGACATCCGCAGAAAAAGCGGACGGTATTCTTAAAGTGGTTTCAAAGATGGTTGAACCTTATGGTGAGTATATTGATTCAAAACGCCTTTCAAGACTTGACGCAGGAGGTGAAATACGATACGATTATTTCGGGGATGCCTGCTTGTCGGGAGAAAAAGGCATAAATGAATTTAAGGACAGACAACAGGGTGGTAACGTTGTGAAGGTGGCGATAGACGAGTGCTCACAGGCAACGGAACCTATCATAAACTACCTTCAAACGGTATTGCGTTCATCATCAGGACTAAGAACAGGTCTTACAGGCGCGTGCAATCCAAACCCGTACAGCGATTTCTGGAGAGCACTGGTATCATGGTGGGTGGACGATGACGGAATAGCAATTCCGGAAAGATCGGGAAAGGTAAGATATTTCTTTCAATATGGAGATACTATACATGAAACAGCATGGGGTGACAGCCCACAAGAAGTATTTGCTCAGGCAAAAGATTATATCATCGCAAGATTCGGTAAAAATACCAAAATTGACGAAACAAACTGTAAAAGATACATCAAGAGCATAACCTTTATAGCTTCCGGGCTGGAAGATAACAAGATACTTATGGCTTCCAATCCCGACTATCAGAAAAACCTTGGAGGAACAGCACAGGAAGTATCCATAAACGCATTAGGTTCATGGAAGCTGATAAAAGGGGGAAACGAGTGGATAACCCGTGACGAAATGGAGGAAATGCTCTCATCTCAGCCTGTGTTTGACGATTATTTTGAATGTGCTACACTAGATATAGCATACGGTCTTGGTGACGTTTGTGTAATGGGGCACTTCATAGGACATCACTTACAAGACCTAGAATGGTCAAACACATTAAAGCCTAGGGATTTGAACCGATGGGTAAGAAACAATCTACGAAAATGGGGAATCGGTGAAAACAGACTGGCATTTGACGGTCTTGGAGCACCTACATTCCGTGACGCATTCCCCGAAAGTCTGGCAATACTTAGAGGTGTTCCGAAAAGACTAGACAAAAGCAAGGATGACCAGCCTGTAAGATTCTATTTCGATCTTAGGGCACAGCTTGCCGATGAGATGGTAACACGTATAAAAGGAACAAACCTAGGATATTGCGGATTCAGTATAAACCCGGAACTTCTCGAAAAACCGTATGTGAACAAAACAATACGGGAAGCACTGATGAACCAGAGAAGAGCAATAAGACGTGACGTGGAAAGGGAAAACGGGAAACTAAGACTGCTGAAAAAACAGGAAGCAAAAAAGATTGTAGGATGCTCGCCCGACTTGATAGAAGGAACATTTTTATACAGGACATATTTTGATATATGCGATGTAATGATTGACATACCTAACGATATAATGGATGAATTAAAATATTTATAATTACCTATGGAAATTTTAAAATTAGACGTTTTATTACGAAAAGAACCGTTCAAAGTGGCACTTCCGTCAAGATGTGACGATGGGAGAGGTGGAGGAACAAAGAAAAAGCCAAGACGCTCCACTTTGATATACAAATATATGTCACAAGATGATTTCCTAGCACAATGGGATACATCAGGACATTATATACACAACAGACCCGACTGGAAAGACAGCATCCCGTCAGACGAGGATGCCACATCATCGGATGATGAAAGTGCTAATGTAGGTGCTCAGAAAAAGAAAAAGAAATCGGTATCAACTCCTTACGTACTGCAAAGACGAGCATTCCCTCTCCAAAGGATGATACACAAGAAAAGGGTATCACACCTGTGTACCAATCCTCTTAAATTCCAGATAAAGAAAAGCGCGTCAAACCAGCAGAACAGGGATAAGCTGACAACATACAAGGAATACTGGACTGATTCTCTCATGGAAACAGCCAAGTTTGAACTTATAAGCGAAGCCGGAAAGGTAGGAGATGCTGCCATATATATATATAAGGATAAGGACGAGATAAAATACAGGTCTTTCAGCTACTCAAAAGGAGATATACTATATGAGCATAAAAACAGAAGAGGCGAAAGAATAGCTTTCGCAAGAGAATATACAACCACATATATATCGGCTGATGGAGAAGAACATACAGACACACTTGTCGATGTATGGACTAAAGATGAGTTTTATACACTGGATTCCAACGGAGATATAGCAACGGATATTGACGAGAACGGGAATATCATACAACTGCATCAATTCCATAACCTGGGATTTATACCTGTAGTATATCTACGGCTTGAACTTCCATTTTGGGGGGCAGTACAGGACTTGATAGACGATTTCGAGTTCTTAATGTCCATGATAGGAGAATACAACACACGACAGGCGTTCCAAATGCTACTTATCAAGACAAACGGAAGAATAAACATTCAAAGAAACGGATTGGGAGGAACTTCTATTTTACGTGTAGGAGCAGAAGATGATGCACAGTTCATGGGTAAAATGGACGCTTCAAACTCACTGTTCACCGAAATAGATAACATATACAACGGGATACTTGACGGAAGCGGTGTCGTTCCGCCAATGCAATCATCGTCAGGTGACAGACCTACTGGAACAACAGCAATGTATTACGAGCCTGAAATGGAATGGGCGAGAAGTGATGCACAAATGATGAATACAGCCATAAATGACATGGCCAATATATTCAAATACTATGTAGGAGTAATGGAAGGTGACGCAACAGGTTATAACGCCCTAAGAATAAACGCTACCATAGAGCCATACTCATACATAGATTTCTCTGAATGGAACAACACAATCGTTCAGCTTGTAAACGCCCGAATAATATCATTACAGACAGCAAGAGAGGAATGCGATTTCGCTGCAAATAACGAAGATGATAGAATGGACGAACAAGACAGAAGATTAAACGATATGGAAGCTAGGGTGGTGATAGAAGAAAACAACGAAAACAACGAAAACAACGATAACAACGATAACAACGATAACAACGATAACAACGATAACAGCTAAACTATGGGAAAATTTACAAACTTACTAAGAAAAATAAGAAGGGCATTGGACTATATATGCCTTAACAATTTGAGAGTTGACGGAATGGAACACCTCATTGCAGGAATACTTGTAGTGAGCGTGGCGCAATGGTTTTTCTCCGTATGGACAGCAATAGCACTAACCTTGTTCATTCTTGTAGGAAAAGAAATAATCTACGATAAGTGGCTTAGACAAGGAGTGCCCGAATGGAGAGATATATTCTGGGGAGCAGTAGGTATGGTTCTTGGATTGATGTAGAAAAAAACACCACAAATTTTTGATATATCACAAATTATGCTTTTCTTTGTGGTGAACGTCATAACATAATAATATTTGGCAAAATAAATCGAACAGATTTTGTACAAGATATTAAGAATCCCTCTAAGGTGGCAGAAAGGAAACAATCTGCGACTTCTATGCCCTGCGTATGTTGTGACGTTCACACCTACGGAGGGTTTCTTTTTATCACAATTCGTTAAAATATGAACGTCACAACGAATGAACTTATTCCTATTAGTGATAATAACGGTAAGAAAGCCGTTAATGCACGTGATTTGCATTCTTTTCTTGAAAGTAAAAGGGATTTTTCAACATGGATTAAAGATCGCATTAAATCTTATGATTTTATTGAAGGTGTTGATTTTCAATCATTCACCGAAATTGTGGAGCGAGAAATAGGAGCTACTAAACGAATCGAATATGCTCTGTCAATCAGTATGGCAAAAGAGCTATCTATGATTGAAAACAACGAACGGGGAAGGCAAGCTAGAAAATATTTTATCGCATGTGAGGAAAACAAACATGAACTTTCCCGGAAGGAGCTTGCACTAATGGTAATACAAGCCGAAGAAGAGAAAGAACGCTTGGCTTTGGAGAATGAAAAGCAGCAAAAACAGATAGAGAAGCTCCAGCCCAAAGCGGACTTCGCCGACAAAGCCTTTGCAATGGAAGGCAAGTGCGATATAGGACAGGCGGCAAAGATACTTGGATTGCCTTTTGGGAGAAACTCTTTGTTCAAAAAACTTCGTGAAGCAGGAGTATTCTTTGCTAACAGGAACGAACCAAAACAGAAGTATATTGATGCTGGGTATTTCGAGATGAAAGAAAAACCTATTCCAAGAGAGAATCACCCAGGTTTTGTCGTGATGGTTGTTCTATGCACACAAAAAGGTCTTGCATACATCAATCACCTGTTTGGCGGAAAACCGTCCGATGGAAAATTAGCGAGAATAGTATAAAATCAAGGAGCGAAAAACATCGCTCCCATAACTCCTTCAACACATGGTTGATGAGATAACACACTACTTTATCGTAACCCAAACCTGTTCACCACGCTTTATTGCATCGTCAATCAACTTGTTCAACTTGTCAGATGTATAACGTGATTCGGTAAGTCTGCCTTTTGATGTATTGTTACCAACAAGGATACACCCGGCAGAATCCTTTGCTGTATTCCCAGAGTGAAAAAGAATACCATCAAAATGAGGCACATTCAATAGTCTTGGCATATTACGTCCGAATTTTGGTGACCAGTTGTATATAACCTGGTATCTTCCATAAGGAATAGCAGATTCAGCATAAACCTTCTTCTCGTTTCCATCAAACACTCCGTTCTTATTCACGTCAACAACACGATCTTCAAGCGTATTACTGAAAAACTCACCATCAATATACAAACGCCCTATAGTATAATCAGGCTTACACCATTTTCTTTCTACTAATAGTTCCATGATATTTTATTTAGTTATACATTGCAAATATACAAAAAAGTATTATATTTGCAATGTAATAATTAGGCTAGTTGATATTTAGATGTGCATTAAGGAACAAATGAACACCATTATAAAGTATTCGGTAATTCATTTATGATAGCCGATAGTGGGCGTTGGTATCGCCCCGAACGGATTAACGTTCTAAAATGTGTGTGAAAATGTACATTAATACCATACCATATTTTCTGTTACTTTGCACTATCTAAATGAAACCATTACGATGTTTTTACTTTGGCAGCAGACAGATGTGAATCTTCACTGTTGCCTTTTTTATTTAAAATACATACCTTTGCACTATGGACAACGAAAGAGAAATATTATCGAAACTTGACGCTATCATACAGAACCAAAAGGTTTTGTATGAGAATCAAATTGTCATATTTCAAACTCTAGCATCAATAGGACAAAAGGTTTACAGCCAAAGCGATTTCAAGAGTTTGATGATAAACATGGTAGCAAACGGAATAACAGAAAGAGTAGAAGCCAATGATCAACAAAGAAGAAACATCTAAGATTGCAGGCTATTACTTCCAGGTAAAAAGACTTGCCAACGGTATAAAATCGTCAACCAAAGAGCGTGCGGAGAAGTTCTCTAAAGACCTTCTAGCCGTATTCCTTTTGGCAGGGGTTAAATCGTTCAAGTCAATATCAAAACTCCCGGATAGTCAAAAAGAAAAAGTGCTTGAACTGACCAAAAAGTTCCGTGAGGATATATATAACGACATATACCAATATGTATTGGAAAGCAATAAGCTGTCACTAGAACTAAACGATGATCTTGGATGGGAGTATATTTCAATGACGGACAACGGCATTAAGGAATATATGGAAAGGACATACGGTGGAGAAACGACAAAGCAGAGAATAAACACAAATACAAACAGATTCCGCGCTGTTGTTGAAGTATATCTTGCCAATACATTACTGTCAATAAAAACGAACAATATAGAGAAAATAACGGATGAGGTTCAAAAAAAGATATGGAACAACATATCATCACCATATAACGTATCATTTATTCCGCCAAGCAAACAGAAACACTATGGGAGAGGATATGCCACAAATGGTATAAGCCAGTTGTATGTTATAGAGCAACAGATGATTCTAGGTATTTTTAATGAAGCAAATTACAACTCATGGAAAAACATTCCAAATTTCAAGGGATGGAGGACAGCAGTAACGTCTAAAAATCCATGCCAGTTCTGCATTGACGAGCAATATAGAATACACACAGACAGACCTAAGCTGCCGTTCCATGCCCATTGCTTGTGTATATTATATCCAGTATTCAATATATAATAACTTGATAATCAACATACCATTGAGTAACATTACCATAAGACGGTGGATTACCAGCATCAACCACATCATTACGAGTAAATGATTTAGGAATATTTGTGCACGAAGGCATCAATATATTACCTGACCATTGACCTGTATAAGATCCATCTTTCGCTCTCCATCTATATCTAGCGTATGGTCTGCCGGATGAAGCAACGTAATCACTAGAAGTGTTATTTGTAATGTTTAATCTGCATTTAGAAGAAGTAGACCCATTTGTCAACTGTCCGTAAACAGAGAATCCAGAAGCGTTGGCTGTTGTATCTCCAAGTGTAATAGAAAGACTTTGTGTAACCACTATAGGCTTACGAATAAATCCGTCAGATGTAGTAGGGATTAAGCATAATACATTTCCACTGTAATCACAAAAATAACCCTTAATATAAATATATGTATCCCCCATAGATATGAGATTATTGCGATTAAGGGTAATTGAAATTTTTCCTGTACTATCAATACTACTTACAACGAAAACTCCAGAATCCACCAACTTCTTTAATTGATTATATACTTCCACCTTTATCTTCATATTAGACCAAGTAAATCCCCCAAGTATTTTACCCCAATTATACCTAGAATCAGCCCAATATGGTGAAATTGTAAGTACAAACGTTGTCTTTGTAGCATCTACAGGATTAGTTAGGATATCTTTATCTATTGTAAGAGGTTTAGCCCCATGATCGTATCCATCAAAATCAGTAAGCCTAGCCCATGTTTTAGGTCTATCATATACTAATTTCTTATTTACAGAATCATAAATTATACCAGGTAAACTAGCGTTGTCAAATGAAGGGCTAGACGCTTCTTTGGGTTTTATATAACTCCACATATTAATTTTTTCGCTAAGACAAGCATACCCTAAATCATAACCATCACTAGTAGGACCGATGCCAAGAGTAGGATATACATCACTATCCAATCCGACAGGTGCAGTGATTTTACCGTTAGAGTGACCCATAATCACCCCCTTCCTCTATAACGGTATAAGAACCTTTACAAACAACAATGCCATTACAACTGATACTACGACAATGAATATCGCCATCAATTATAACAGCATCAGAAATGTCATAATCACTAGGAAGCTCCTCACCACATAGTGTTACAACTTCGACTGCCCCTGTGCAGCTATACTGCCCCTGTGCAGCTATACTGCCCCTGTGCAGCTATACTGCCCCTGTGCAGCTATACTGCCCCTGTGCAGCTATACTGCCCCTGTGCAGCTATACTGCCCCTGTGTAGCTATACTGCCCCTGTGTAGCTATACTGCCCCTGTGCTCCCTCGCTTTGCTTCGGTCGCACACCAAATTTCCGTTTACAAACAAATTAATTTTCATCTAACTCACGTATTAAGTCATTAACATACTTTACATAGGAATCTAACTCGTCATACCCGTCCAAAATCATAGCACCAACAGTGATGTGAAGTTTGTCTATCACTTCTTTTTTGAACAGCACGGAATTTGCCTTGCTTGTGTCAGACTTTTCTATCACAGTTATTGCGGAATCAATAATCCTTGTGACTTCGGATGGCGGCATCATAGGGATATCAGCACCTTTCCGCCAAGACTGATATTCTCTCATTTTTTTAATAAGTTCTTTTTTTCTCATGTGTTTAGTAAATAAGGGGTGGTTATAGCATAAATGAAAAGGACTATACCACCCCTACCCCTTTTAAATTATGAAAAGATTTAAAATACAAACAACAGTCATAAAATGTTGTTTTAAGGATCTTCGACGGTGACAAAATCACCACAAATATAATAATTATTGCGAATTAAGCCAAATTTGTTCCTTAATACCTTAATTGTTTCCTAGTTTCAAATCAAGTATTTCAAATACATCCCTTTCTATCTTTGCCACAACGCTCTCATCAAACTTATCCTCGTCAATGCTTTTTATGTAGTCAACCAAAGAATGAATCTTCCTGTTAACATGAATCATAGTAGAACGGACATCATCAATCATCACGCTGTTTGAAGCCTTATCCATCCCCTTGTCTGCAAAAGTTCTTTCATGTATAGTTCCATCTTCCTCAATTTTGTATGAAGGAATTTTGAAGAACTCACAGATATCAAAACGACTAAAAAGACTAACTGCATTCATTATACTTGTAATGTCATCATCAGAGCAATCCAAGACGATATCCCTATAATCTTCACACACCAAACAACTCTTAAAAGAAAAATATGGGATATCATCTTCCGAATCAAAAAGCCATGTTTCTTTATACTCGTTTGTTTTCATCTCGACAAATCTAGAATGATCATAGCCAACAGACTTGTATTGATTGATAGTATCAATCCACCCCATAAGTTTAGACATTGTATCATTCAAATACTTTTCATATAACACAACATCATAATACAATGCAGGTAAAGTATTATCACGGGAATAGAAAGTTACAGGTTCAGAAATAGATTTCAAAACGGATAACTTACCCAACACAAAATTAAATATGTCAGCTAAAGGATATTTACTCTTTATTCGTTTCATCATAAACTATAAATAAAATCGGATGGAGGAAAACCCGAAATATGGCAAAAAAGATAAACCTCCATCCGCAAACAAAAACAAGAATTTAATCAATACAAGCAAAAATCACACATTTCAGAAAGCATTGCAATACTAAAAGGGTAAATCATCCCGTCTTTCAGGTTGGACAGGTGCTGGTGCAGGCGCAGGTGCTGGTTGCGGCATATCTATCTTAAAACACCCAACTTCATTGTAATATTTACCCTGGTATTCTCTTGCTCTGATTTCAAGATGGGCAGTAATAGTATCACCCTCTTTCAATTGAAGATCACACAAGTTGCCCATTACATAAAAATACACCTCTTTGGCATACATAGAACCAATTTCCTCAACGAGAAGATTTCTCTTTTGCCAAGGATTACCTGCCTTACTTGTACCAGTCTGTAACTGACCTACTTTCTTTACTTTACAATTTAATACTAAATCCATTTTTTTTATTTTTTATACTTTTCCTCTTTGATTTTGTCCAATTCTCTCATTGCGGACAGCCTTCTTTTGTGAGCGTCCACTCTTATCCAGAAAACCTTCCAACTAACTTCCTTACCGTTAGTTGTGTTCTCTTTAAGTATCTTGCCACATTTAAAAATCTCGTTGACAAGATAATCATACCGTTCTTTATCATAGCAATATCTCATGCGACAAAAGTAATATTAAAAAATAAACTAACACAGAAAACAATACTAAAAATAGTTAACTAAATGGTTAATTCTTCCTCTTCCTCTTTCGACAATGCTTCCACATCACCATCTTCACCTTTAGGGAAATACAGTTCGTCAAGATAATTGCTCGCTTCACTCTTTTCAGTGAAACTCTTTATAACACTCCCCCGTTTGCTAACGACACGGTAACTAATATTATCCTCTGCTACAACTTTGTAACAATTTAAATCATCCACATCTACAACATCGGGAGCATTATCATCAATACGCATCATGCTCAATATATGAGAATACTCGTTCACCTTCACCGTACAGGAAAAAACATTAGGAACTGGTTCTATTATCAATCCGGCATTTATCAATGAATCAAAAACAGAACGCCTGGGCTTGTATTTCAGTTTCCTCCTTATAAACTTCAACGTTATCATATTATCTCCCCTCTGTGCGGATAATACGCACAAACGTAATACCCGTAACGCATCAATACTACATAGAGGTGAAAGGTACTTGTACAACTGGACAGGAGTAAATTTATGGAAATAATCAAATTCCCCCTCTTCCTCTATTTCCCTTACACGCCTTTCCCTTTCTTTATTTCTTACCGTTAAATTAGTAGTTTTCCTTACAGACATAGACTATCCTTTCCATGTATCGTTTTCCTTTATCCATTTACGCTCATCATCACTAAGATCACCTGTTGATTCCCTATGATACACACACTTGTTGCATAACCCTGCCTTGGCACGGACACACTTGTCGCAATCGTATGGGAAAAACGCTATAGTTGTCTTGTCATAAAAATCCTCACTAGCATCATCGTCAGAAAGCCATCCTTTGAACTTTGCAAGCATATCAAGCGCACCTTTCACATCCTTAAAATCAGCAGTATCTATATCAGAACGCTTTAGGAAACTTTCTATAAGGCTTATCGCATCTTCAAATTCAAGGTTATCCTTGTTTATCAAAGTCTTTGTCTTTTCCTTATTCTCACCTTCCAATACACGCCTCATGGATGGTGTCACATAATCGGAAGCAAGCATGGAAGATTTGGCATAATTGACAATCTGTGTTATCCTTGGAGAGTTCACCCATTGCTTGGCTTTCATAAGCAAAGAACGCTCTGACATACCCTCGTCAACAACGTGTGTAGCCTTGTAAAACAAGACAGGATTCGTATCTATGACATAAGCGGACGCAGCCCATAACTCCATCTCATTCGCATCATCAATATGCTTTGCTATATCAATCTTCTTCTGTTTTTCATCGTCAATAAGAAGATTGTTACTAAGGGGAAGTTTACCCCATCCTTTATTCAAACCCATTATCTTTCCTCCTTTATCCTAGACTTTATCTCCCTTACCCTCTCGTCAAGTTCAGAAGAATATTTTAAAAGATTGTATATGCTACTCCTGTCAATACATAGGAAATCAGAAATTTCAGACATACTTAAACCCATGTCACGCATGACACAGCACACAAGAGCACGGTTCATCACAATATCATGCTTCCTGCTTTTCCTGTTAACATCAGTATCGGAGAGTCCGCTTGCCGCTAGAACTCTCCTAAAAACCAAAGCGTTATCAGCCTTTTTGCCCATTTTTCACATTTTCCCGGTCTACGATCAATTGCATTATATCAGCGTAACCAGCCAAGTCAACCATATTGTCACGCTTTTTATGGAATCCCTGTCTGCATAGTTTTACAGCTATCTGTACAGCAACACAGTCATAAGGAGATAATTCCTTCCCCGTAATCAAAGAAGCCATCTTGGAAATATTTTCAAAATTGACTACTGCATCACCATAGTCAGACTGTCTGCTGTTGTTACGGATATCCTTTGCTTCATCAAGGATGCTTCTCTCTTTAACATGATCAACATAAGCAATACAATCCGAAAAAAGAATATATTCTTTACCCTGATCATCCGCGCAAAGAAACTTTTCACCATTCTCAAAACAGTATTTAACAGTGACAAATTCACCGAATACATTTGACTTGCTTACAGAATCTTCACCGTGAAGTGAAATGTATTTATCACGGTTTATAATTTTCACCCTGCTATTCAACGTAACTCCGATCATAACAAATCACCAACTTTTATGTTATCCGCATCCTTCTTGTCAGAAAAGAAGATACGGTCATACTTAGTTTCACCAAACTCAACAAACATAGCTAAGATAAAATACTTGTTCAATACACTATCATAACCCTTGTCATAAATCTTGTTTATCTTTTTTGTTTTCATACTTACTTACCTGTATTGTTTGTATGACCAAAACCTCCGTCTCCCCTATCCGTTGAATCAAGGCTTTCAACCTCAGCAAATTCAACCTCAATATAATTACTGAAAAGAAGCTGAGCAATCCTCTCCTTGGCGGCAATATAGAAAGGCTCTTTCTCAAAACTCTTCACTATAACACCGATACAACCAGTATAGTCACAATCAATAACACCATCCAACACATCAGCGTCATGGTACTTCCCGTCAACACCAATAATACCTTTCAGGGAAAATCCACTTCTCGGCTTGATAATAGCCTTCATATATGAAGGCATCTGAATGGCTATACCAAGTTTAATCAGATTACGACCTTTTCTTATCAACGTGTTGTCAGGAACATACAAATCATACCCAGCAGCACCATCAGTTTTTTTTTCGGGAAGAACTGCATCCCGTCTTAATTTTAAAAATTTTACTTGATTCATTTTTTATTTATTTTTCTCTTTAAATCATACATAGCGCATTCCCTGCTTCGATAAATCTTGCTTGCAGGATAAATCACATCATTGACAATAACAAATCCAACAACAGGATCGGTAATGGGAATTACTTCACCATCAACAATAGTAAAATTATTCTCGGATAAAAGCCTTCTCATAGCGGCAATCTGTTCGAGAGTAGCCTTTGATATATCATAGTTGTTAGAAAAGTTAAACTCTAAATTACAGATAAGAACATTCTTGTCCTTATATAAGAAATTAGCTTTCAAACCACCAGTATTAATAAATACATAATCTATTAAATCTCCTGTTCTGCTTTTAGCAAACAGGAAATCTCCTTTCTTGAAATCGTCAATCTTGACTAGTTCATAAGTGCGCTCATCAATCTTCTTCAATGAACACCCCTCAGGTAGTTTTATTACACTTACATCTGTCTTACCCATTTCTTTCCTCCGTATTTAACCGAAATGCAGCCTCCCTAGCCTGATCCTTCGTTCTATACAACTCTATTTTTTCAAACATACGACCATCATCACAGTCATACGTACACAAGGTGACAGCCCACATATTACCACGCGGAGAATAGAAATACCTACCGTAATCCTTTCCCATCACCTTACCGTCAATCCTTATTTCTCCTTTATTAGCCATGCTTGTTCTTATAAATTTTTACCAATAATCATACAAACAGACGCTCCAAATGGAGGACATGACATATAAGCAAAAGTAATAAACACACCAAAATCACAGAATATTTTTCTATTACCCCTAGCACCAACACACTTATATATCCCTAAATCCTTCATTTTTTTTACTAAACATCTTTTTGCTGGAATCTCAAGACCTTTATTCTTATATAATTCATATATACGTTCAGCAAATTCGTTGGTATTTATAATGTTATTTAAACTTACGGAATATGTGCTATTGTCCAAAATAAAATCAACCAATTGAGATAAACAGTATAGACCGTCTTTCTTTTCGATAACAATATTATCAATATAAAAATCCCCATTAACATAATCAAGAAAAGGAGTTTTATCTAATAAAAAATACCTATCAGAAAAACGATCACCAGACATACCACAATTAGCTTTATTCAACATTACATACTTTTTAGACATAATGTCAAAATAATACTTTTCCCTTCTATTTAAATCGGATGGATTACATTCTTCCAATATGGAAAATTCAATATCATTAATATCATAGTCTGATATTTTATCCATATTTGGATGAGTTTTAGATCTAATCATCCTTTTATGGCCATCAATTCTTTTAGAAATTCTAATAGATTGACCAACATAACAATAGTTTTTATACAAAAACATATAAATACCACAATCTTTCATTTTTATCAAATTTTAATTATGCAAATATAATAATAAAATTGATTAAAACAAAATTATGTCACGATTTATTTCCTCACCCCAAACTTTTTCCTAAACTCATCAGCAGAACACGCTATGCGCTGACCAAGATGGTCTACATACAAAACAGCATCTTTAATCATTCGGTCATTCTCACTAAGCATGTGGATAATGCTGTCAACTACACACTCTTTGCCGCTACTTAATTCAACATACTTATTACCCATGACAATGCAGTCTTTTTCCTTCAAAGGAACAATACGTTCAATCTTGCTTTCGCGATATTTTTTCAGCTTTTCAAAGAACTCACGGTGCATGACACGCTCATTCTCATCCATCACATAGTAAAATTCACAGCAAATATCATTAACATCATTTACTGTAGTGAGTTCAATAATGTTTTCAGTAGCATTCTGCAATGCGTCAAAGAAATTCACATCATGCTCATCCAATACTTCTTCCATCATTCTATCAATGGAAGCAATAGCCGCGTTCTTGAAATCAATATCGTCACAACGAAATCCCAAAGAGATATAATTACGCAAGGAAAGAAGATTTTCCTTAAAATCAATTTCTAATTCAATATCCATTCTCTAAATTGTTTAATGTTAATACTCTTCAAATTATTAATAACAGCATCTCCGATATCATCGTTATGCTTCAATCCTAAAGACAGGCTAGGGAACTCCCACCATTTCGCCACACGTCCTTTGTCACCCCACAAAGATATAGCTTTATTATCAAAGTCGGGGAATAAAATAACATTTTTTGGCAATTTATTTCCAAGCTGGTTCATTCCGCCACAAGCCGTCCATATAAAACCGTTACCAAAAGCCATAGAGGCTATTAGGGCGGTTTTCTCCGATTCAACCATACAAGTTATCGCATCGCTACAATAATCCCCTGAAAACGGCTTAAAAAAGCCACGATGGGTAAACCCTTCACCCGTAGTAAACTTCCTGAAAGCATGGGTTTCCTTCTTCCTGTGGCCGTTCACCCCATATCTTATCCTGTTGTCATGGCATACGTTACCATCCTTGTCAGAATACCAGAATACAGAGGATTCCCTTCCAAGACACCCTACCTTGTACCTTGAAAACACATCATTCACGGAATCAACACCGAAAACACCTAAAAGGTACTCATACAGATTACTCCCCTTCCAATGCCCGGCATCGCTAAGCCTGTCAACATACTTCACATCAACAAACCTTGATTCCTGTCTACCCGAATCATACTCCCTCTCGTAGAAATCCTTCAAACTCATCCTGCAACCGTCCGGGCTTGACAGAATCCTAAAAGCATCAGAAGCACTACTGCAACCGGGAAGATAAGACACGAGAAAGTCAAACAGGTTGACAGAATCACCGCCCTGCTCGGTAACGGTGATACTGCCCGACTTGTTCATATAGAAAACCAGCTTGTCTTTCCTGCTATGGCTCTCCAGATTTATCCGGGCAGGCAACGTCCACCGCTTACCCCTACGCCTTAAAGGAAGCCCAAGCACGGTATCAAGATTGGCAAATATATATTCATAATCAATAGAACCCATATTACTTAAAATTATGCCATCCCTGTTTCAAATCCCTAAAGAAATCGCTTAATGTATAACGATAATCGTCAGGATATCCCAATGAACTTGACAGGCATGAAACATACCCGTAAGGTTTTTTACCGTCACTCCACCTGTACATCATCTCAGTAGGAACCATAAACACAAGAAGAACAAATACAATGTCAATGTATATGAGAAACATGACAAAACGAACAAAGCATCTCATAATCATTCCTCCACATCCCCTAAAAGAAGTTTCTTTGCATAACGCAACGCAAACTCCCAATTGTAATAAAACGTACCTAGCAAATCAAAAAACAGGCTATACACGGCATTCTTGTAACCATCGGGAACGAAATACATGATATCATCCATCATACGGATATCATCACTGAACCTAGCATTCTTTGTCGTATAACGCCACAAACCGCCAACGGCAAGTATCTTGGCGTGTTCATAAACATGATAGTCAATGGAATATACATCACAAACGTAATCATTAAACCAATCTTCATTGTCTAGTACACCACTAACAGGGCTTGCCGACAAAATCATATTAACAAACACACCAAAATGACAATACTGCTCTATCTTACCCGAATCATTATCAAACTCAACCTTGAAAGCATCCTTGCCACTCTCATTAATACTGGAAACCATGTCACTTACGTAAAGCGTCTTTAACCACTGGCTGAAATTATATCTTTTCAAACCAGTCCTGTTACGAGCTTCATTTATCGCACACTGAGCATCAGACACACATACATACCAATCAGAAGTAACACGAATACTTCTATCAAATAAAACAATCTCTTTATTATCCATACACAATAAATTTTTTCAGCAAAAATACATATTAAAGTAATATGGTAAAAACAATAACGGTTAAATAATATTTAATTTTCGTCAATTGAATAAAATTCTCCTTTTACTTTTTTATTTGAAAATTTGCGGTGTAACTCATTTTCTATATTTTCGTCAATAGTTGCAATGACTAATAAATTATGATTTCCGCACGAAAGCGTTCGATATCTCGTTTTAATATCAGACGTAGAACCTATTTTTATTAACCCAGTAACTTTATCTTTCATCAAGTACGTGCATCTATCAAAGGATTTTTTTCTTGAGAGTTTTAATACTTCCGCCATAGTAGTAAATATGGCATAATACAATAATTCACAATCCCCAAAAAGAAATTTATTTACTTCTATTGCTTTATCAAAATCGTGCATCCAGGCATATTCAATAAGTGCATTAGCTAATGTAATCTGGTTGTATATAGTACCATCTTCGTAAAGCATATATTTCCCATAATCGTTTTCACGAAACTCTATATTTCCTACACAACTTGGGAACATTGTCATTATAAATTCTTTTACACTGTTAGTTAAAACTTGGTCATTCTGACCTTTAAAAACCAGTTCATTCATAACAATAAAAAAGTGCGCCTACTACGAGCTGTCAAATCAACCATAGGGTTTATTTCGGAGGCGTTTCCGCAGCTCCACTCGGTAGGCGCAATATCTTAATCTATACTACTACAATATGTCATGGCAAAAAAATAACTCCAATGATTGAAGTCACAGGAGTTTGCCTCTCCCATGATTGATTTGACGCTACAAAACTAAGTATTTTTTTTTTTAAAACTGCAAAATTTAGAACGGCAAATCCTCCTTCATTATATCATCAGCCTGTTGCAGAAGGTATTCGTCAGGATTATACTTCCGTCTTAGGACAACCTGAAACAGCCTGTTCCTGTTCTCATCCCACGCGGAAGTGACGGAATAGCCTTCCTGGCGTATCATGTCAACCATCTTTCTCTTGCTATAAGGTCTTACACCACAGTCATTGCAGTATGCTATGTATTTCACATACAGGTCACGGTCACGAATAGCCGATTCCTCAATATCTCCCGAAGAATCATACCCCGAATCGTAAAGATAGGACAGGACACTGTTGGAATCACGTCTTGCGTTCTCCGTAACGGATTCTATCGTATAACTTCTCGTAAACTCACCCTTGTTCTTAACAAACCGTCTTGCACCCTCTATTATCCAGTTGATAATAGCTGCCGATTCCTTTGACAGCTTCAACGGAAGCGACCTGTCCTGTTCCGATTCCTTAAACACACGATAGAACGGGATAACAAGAGAGCGTCTGAAATGACCGTAAGTCTGGTCCGAAACGGAAGGCATCTTGTTAAGATTGGCCATGAAAGGCGGCATCATGTCGGTAAGGAAAGGCTCACCGAACGGAAGGCGCGCCATAGTAGGCTCACCGGATATGAACTTCTTGTATTTTCCACCGCTCACATCCTTCCCACCCATCTCGGAAGCGTAGTTGAGCAGCTTGCCGTTTATCATAGCTATATTGTACTCGCAAGTAGACTTGTCACCCGACAGGTCAGCCATCTCCATATACGACACATTGTCTTTTCCCAGGGCATTGACAACAGCGTCAAAGAACACCGACTTACCGTTACTACCACAACCGAGAAGGTAACACATCTTCTCCATCTTGATCTTCTTCCTGTCAACAAAGGCACACCCCACAAACTCCTGCAAGGCATCCTGTGTGTCCTTCACCGGGATCACATCGTCCAGAAACTTCTCCCACAACGGGCTGCGTGCCAACGGGTCATAATTGATATTGATACGTATGCACGATTCTATCATGGGCGAGAAATCGAACGTTTCCATCGTTTCCGTGTCAAGGACGCAGTTGTCAAACGTGATGAAGTTACGCTTGGGATTAAATATCTCATGCGTCACGTTCTTTACGATGGTACGGTAGAAACGCTCGCTCGTATCGGTCATGTACAGTTCGCTAAGACCGTTTATCCGGCACAAGTCCATGCACAGGCGCATCAGATCCTCCTTCATCATGGGAACGAATATCTTACCGTCAAAAGCCATGATGGAACCGCTCCTGTGCCGTCTGAAATTGCACTCCCTGCACGCATCGGCTATGTCCATCTCGACCATAGCGGATATGGAACGCTTCCACTCGCCTTCATCCCTGGCTTTACGGAAACCGCGACCACCGCCCTTGTCCGCCAGCTTGCCCATAACGGAATCAAGGATGTATTCATAAGAAGCCTTTGCAGATTCAGCGACAGTCATTTTCCCCTCCTTTCTCTACCGATTCTACCGATTTCTCCCTGTCCACAACCTTCCCGAACATCACAACGGGATACAGATCATAATCGTCCGTTGATATGTCAGGGCGTGCGTCCATATCGTCAAGGGAAGAGTACACGTCCGCGATGTGCTCCAGTTTCCTGCACACGATGGAATCACGTCTTATCCCGTAATACTCTATAAGGTCAGCCATGTACTGTATGGTGATGTCCTTGAACCATGTGAACGCATCATCACGTGTCCTTGCCCCGTCACAGCAGGTATTGAACGTGTACCCGAAACGCCTCATCTTCACGAAATAGCTGTTCCGCCACAACGACACCGACTTGTCCATCTCGTTCCCTGCGTTACGTATGGCAATTACAATGCTTCCCGGCATGAGCGCACACCGTGAAACGCGAGCGGCAGAAGGCTTCCCGTTCGCCCCGGTCCCATCCACCATATCCACATCGGGCACGAACCTTAGGTCATCCACGCTCCTTCCGCCAACAACGGACGTATCATGGCGCATAAGGTAGTCTGCATCCACGATATGCCCGTACTGCCTTACCTGGTCCTCGCACCACGAAGCGAACTTGCGCAACGACCGTTTCCACTCGGAAGGCATCACATACCCGTACTTTGCACATATCTCCGCTATACGCTTTCTCTCCTTCTCCCATTTGCCCTTCATCTTCCTCTCGTACTCCAGCACTTCACCCTCCACGCTGACACCAGCTACCTGTGCAGCCATAGACTTTGCAGTTAAAGGTACGGGCACGCGCCTGATGAATGACGCTTCCGACACGAACACAGCCTTTGTCCCGTCCTCTAGAGGCTCGTCAAGTTTAAGACAACAGTGACGATCCCGGAAGCTGACGAGCGTAACCCATCCAAACAGCCGTGTCTGAACCCTCATCCCCTTGTACCAACGCTCCCTGTCGGGCATTGCATCGGACAGGCAAATGACACGCCTTGATTCGGGCAATCTAAGTTTAATCTCTATTTCTTCTTCCATATTTACACACACATTTTATATGATTTCACCTGCAAATATAGCGCAAAAAACAATACGAAAACAAATAGTTAAATTAATTAACTTTAAATGTTTACGTAGTTAACAAATACGTGTCAAGAAAGATAGTTTATCTTCTTTTACACAATATTTTTTACTTTCACGTTCACAATATGCTTTGAACAGGAAAAGTAAAAAATGTTGATTGTTGCTATTTTTTACTTTTGTCATAATTTTTCTCATTTTAGTTAAAATGATTTAACTATAATTTTTTATTTACATGTTATTTTCTACGTTAAGAAATGTAAAATTGACTTAATTTAACATAAAATAAAAAATCTCAACACCGATAGTTGCATATGCAACTAATTGATTCGGGAAAATTCGTAAAAAACCTACGAAATTCGTTGATTTTTCGTAGACTTCGTAAACTCTTCGTTTTTCAACACTTGTCAAAAAACTCGCGCAAATTAGTGGTTAAATGGCTGAAAACAAGATGTTTAGTCTTGTCAAAAAAAATTGAATCGTAGATCTTTGAAGATTTACCCTCTATTAATTTGTATATTAAATGTTAAAAGTAATATATATATACAAAATATACATACACGTACACCTTACATGCTCTATTACAATACATATACATACACAATACATACATACACAATACATACAGACACCAAAACTGCGTACGTAATTTAGTATAGATACATATCAAAACGACGAAATCAACGAAGAATACTGTAAACCAATAACTTATACTGCAAAAAAAGACATAAAAAATGCAACCATACCTACGAAACACACAAAAAAACCTACGATTTTCGTAACTTTTTATGTAAAAATTTATCCGATTTTGTTGAAAACTACCGAAAATACACCACCAAAACGCAAAATCAGCCATCCGAGCAAAATTTTTGGGGAAAAAAATTTCAGAAAAAAATTTATCGGGAGCGACACACCCGCAGCGAAGCCTCTACAAAGGGGGGTATGGCACTGATTTACAGGCAATTACGAACGTTTGTCCACCACGATTCTCAACGTTTGTAAATAAAAAAGAATTCTTTTCTACGACAATCGAATTTCGAAATCTTTACAAGTAAAATATCTTTACAAGTGACATCTACGAAGATTTCGTAATTCCCTCACGTTCAGACACTTACGAACAAATTTAACACAAATTAACATTGAAAAATCTTGAAATTAAACATAATATTATGCTAAAACAGGTCTTGCGTGGTCTGATTTATTAAAATATGTATATAAACAGTATTGATTTTGGAAAAAACGGGCTTAATTTATAATGAATGTTAACGAAATATACAACCTAATCAAAAACGCTGTATGTTTGCATCGTCGGAAGGACAAAGCGATACTTGATATATTGAAACAGCTTGCTATAGTGACAGTATAGTACAGATCCGCAAACCAGGATAAGCGGAATATAAATAGCGGTGTAGCTAGCCACGATGCAGAGGCACGGAATGTTAGATAAGGGCGATAATGTTTTAGTGCGATATGTGATTAGCTCCTGATACAATATAATGTATGTGTGTACGTATCTTATACGTAAGTCTTAATACTTGTCCGTTATGCACGGAACGTATAAATAAGCCGTAAAAACATACGATACACACATAAAGTGATTAAAGTGATTAAAGTGATTAAAGTTTTAAAGAGAATACTAACCGATTCAGATATAATAGATCTGTACGGTATGTATTGTGATTTTTATAAAAATATACAATAATATGGAACGTAAAAAAATAGATAGCATTTTGCGCAACTTATTAGTTGCTGGAAACATTGTAACCGTACCGTTTGAACAAATGAGAGAGATACGCAAGGAATTGGACCGATTTGTTAAGCCTGTAAAGATAGAGATCATTAAGAGTGACTTTGAAACGGTTTCATTCAGGGAATTAAGATAAATCGGAAATAATGTGAAATATTTGCCCGGTATGGAGAACAACAAACAGAGCAACACTGTTACCGGGTGCAATTTTTGAATTAAAAAACAAAAGATATGAATATTATTACAGATAAGGCGAAAGCCTATATACCTGCATTTTCGCAACGATGGAAGCAGCAAGAAAAGAGGTAGAACGACTTACTAACGGCTGCAATTTGAGCGGGGTAAAAATTATCGGAATGATTTATACTTTATCTGCTGTGAATGGCAAATACGAACATATCAGCGAGAAAACCGTATTTTTCGATAATAAGAAAGATTTAGCGAAATTCTATATAGCAAGGGATAAGGATGGGAAATTATTTAAATACCCTTATTGGGCTGGAATGTGTGCAACTGACATACCGCATAAGCATATTAACGCATACCCTTTTGATGGTAATTTCTACGTGCAAGGAAGGGACTACCAGCCAAAGAAAGGCAAAGAAATATACGGTAAATTATACGGGTATGTGATTTATGAAAACTCGCCCGTACTGATAACAGAAGGTGATTAACTATTAAAACAAAAAAAGGACATGGAAAGAACAAAGACACCCGAACAATTAAACAAGCAATGGAAGCGAATAAGCCGATATACAAGGCAGCGCGGCAAGTTCATGGACTATTTCGGAATATACGTACGTTATAGCAACAGTATAACAAAGTATTTAGGCTCTTCCCCTTATTGGAATATGAAGACTGGATACCAATATACAGAGGAGAATAATGCGCCTGTCCCTGTCCGTATATATACAGCAAGTTACTAATTTAAAGTAGAATCGTTGTTTGCGATAACAAATTGGATCGTGTGTGGGACATTGAAGGAGATGGCTGGGTACAACGGTTTTTAAGCCGAATTATCCGGCGGAACTATTACTAACAATTAAATGATTGAATTATGAAACGAATTGTAACTTTGGCTTTATTATCATTAAGCCTATCATCATGTAGTGAATACTTCGATAAACAACATAGTAAGAATGAACTAAAGAAAAAGTATTCTTTCGCATTAAATTACTATGTTGAAAGATTGTCCGAAACCGGGAATGCAATGGCTAAAATTAGCTATTATAATTGTCCGCTATTTGAATCATACAGAGATAGTATCAACAAATACACAAGACTTTCACTAACTTAAAAACAAAAGAATATGGGAACGAGCAATCAGCTAAGTATTAAGCAAATTATTTGTTTTAACATTATAGCGGCTGAAAAAGTTGCCGGGAATATATGTCAAGGTCTTGCTGTTAAGCTAGGGAAAGCGTTTATATACGATAACCGTGATATTGATGTCAATGAAATCTCATACATTAGTCAACAATGTGAGATTGCGCTTCAAAATATATCCGAATTAGGTCTTACGGAAGCCAAGAACAATGAAATGAATAATATAATGGGAACGAACAATAAACAAGCTATCCTGGAAGGGCGTAAATGGGATGTAATAGAGAGTGTTGACGGTTTTTTTTCCGGGGAAAAGAATGGAGTGATCATACAAGGCGCGACAATGAGCGAATTATATGAAAAATGCAAATATTTTGATATAGCTTCGGTTATGGAGAAAATTAAGACGGGTGTAGATCTGAACGACTGGGAAAAACGATTAATAAAAGTTAATAAAAGATTGATAGGAAACCAATAAACTATATCTTTGCTATATGAGAAATAAATATGTTACAGAATATAAGGGATGTACTATAGAAGTCATTGGAGAAAACGACTTCATGTACAGGATAATTAAGAGAGGTGCAAAAGGACAACGGATGGATCTTTTTGTAGATATGTTTTACAGATCTACTTCTGACGCTTTAAAGGGTGCTATGAGATGGATAGATAATAATGTGAGAAAGGAGTAATATTATGATTTTTGGAATTATTTTTGCAATGATAATGAGGGCTTTATGTGGAAATATGTTAGACGATTAATTATTATCATTATATGGCTTATTGTGTTACAAATTTTATCTGAGTGTTAAACATGTTTGTCTATGACTAAGAAAATTGGAATTGTTGGTTCGATGATAAATACATCTGATTATCTTTTATTTAAAGACCTAGGAGAAAGATATATTCTAAAGCGATATGACTCTATCGAACAAGCCAATAATGATGATTGTGATTGCATTATAGTAACGGATGGGGATAAGGATTGTCGTGATAATGGTGCGTGCGTTTTAACTTACCATGATAACCCTATTAGCAATGAATATATATACTCGCCTAACCAACCTAAAACAAAATGTCGTGCAAAAGATGAGAGATGTACAAGTAAACAGATTTTAAAGCGAAGAAAGAAAAACAAGAATAAGAAGACACACAGGAGAAAGTAAGATGGGAAAACTAAACCCTGGCGACTTGTTTGAGTACAAAGGTGTGATATATATGGCAGGTTGGAGTGTTCGTTGCAAGTATGTGAATGATAAGAGCCATTACGGATCTTTATTGTGATTTTAGTATTCATACAATTGTTGAGATATGAAAACATTAATTTTTGATGTAATGCTTGATGGACGATTTGTTCACACATTCAAGTATGAATATTGTCCATTATTCCCTATTGATATAGAAGAACTGGAGAAGTTTGTTACTGACAGGCTTCCTACATTGAAAGGCAAAGACTTTAGAATTGTATTTTAAAATGAAACAGACAGTAGAAGAAGCCGCTCATTCTTTCGCAGAAAGTAGAAGCAGCGGAAGTGCATTCCCAGCATATTATGCAGGGTTCATTGCTGGTGCGGAATGGGCAATGAAATTGAAACATGCTAAAGTCAAACTTATGTGTATTAAAGATAGTAATAAAAGGTGTAATCAATGTCACGAATGTGATGTATATGTATTAAATCCTAGCTATTGATATGAAACAGACAGTAAAAGAAGCAGCTCATTCTTTCGCAGAAAGTAGAAGCAGCGGAAGTGCATTCCCAGCATATTATGCAGGGTTCATTGCTGGTGCGGA